CTGTGGGTTGCCCGCTATGTGTATTACTCGGATGCCGAGTTCAAGGATAAGCCAATACCCAAAGACCCCTCCTTGTGGGCAGATTATGCATTTGATTCTCAAAAACTCCCACAACCCGTCAAGGGGTGGAAGACATGGGACGTTTGGCAGTTTGCAGCAAACCACAACCGTGCGGGCAGGAAGTTTGGCATGACATCTGCACACCTTGACTTGAACATATTGAAAATCGCATCCATGGAACGGCTAAAACTATGAAACAACGCCTAACCCCTGACGAAATTGACGCTCGACTCAAGTTTGTTGTCGGTTGTGTTTTGGCTGCTGTTCTCACTATCACCACCGTTGGTGTCCTCTATGCTCTTGTATTCGTAACACAGCCCATAGGCGCGCAAGCAGAGAACGACAAAATGTTTTTTGGAGTTCTATCATCCGTGGCAACTTTTATTACTGGAACACTTGCTGGATTAATGATTTCAACTGGAAGAAATGGAAAAAATGATGATGAACAACAAGACTTGGGCTGAATATAAGGGCGAAATAAAGGGGGTTCGATTTGAATCCCACGAAATGCAGGAGATGGCTGACCCCACCTCCACCAAGCCACCGTATTACCCCCCAGCAGAACAGGAATTCATTTCCGCAATGCAAGTTATTGCCAGGAGGTTCGGGAAATTAGCCGACAATGATGGCAACGGGATTTGGGTTGGCTACGTTGACAAGAAGAACAACGACAACTACTCAAAGGGCATTTACTGTGAGCACTGCGCACACTACGAATCAGAAAAAGTATGCAAGATTATTGCGGCAAAGATAGAGCCGGGTGGCTACTGCAGACTGGCTGCAATCCCTTCGGAAAAAGTGACTATAAAAGGCAAAAAGAAGAACTAAATCTTAATCTGCCCATAATCTCCGTCATAATTCTCAACTGCTCTCTTGACGGCAACATGCAGGGCCCCATACATGGTCAGTGCGATTAGTGCTAAAATCATAGGGAAAGATTATGGACAAAAACCCACCCACCATGGTGGAACTATGGGGTAGCATTTGTCACTAGGCACTTATGAAAAAAATTAAAGACGACATAACGGTTATGGCAAAATTCTTTGTATTTCTGCCTTTTATCGTTTTCTCAATGCTGAAAATGGCCATAAAGGTGCGCAAGGATATGAGCCACCCCAATCCGGAAATGTGGGAGTAAACATGGTCGGATTTAACGATTATCAAGCAGCAACAGAATCAACTGCCGTATACCCAAAGGACAAGGCTCTTGAGTATCTAGTTCTTGGATTGACGTCCGAGGCTGGCGAGGTGGCAGGAAAATTAAAGAAAATCATTAGAGATAATGAGTCTGTTGTCGGCATCCATGAGCAACAGGTGATTTGCAAAGAACTTGGTGATGTCCTTTGGTACATCGCCCAGATTGCTCTGGAACTTAACACAACCCTAGAAACAGTGGCGATGATGAACATCGAAAAATTATCTGACCGAAAGACGCGAGGCGTAATTGGTGGCAGCGGCGATAGTCGCTAACCAAGTATTTTTCTATATAGGTCTGAAAGGGCTTCGTTTGGCGTTTTGCCAAGTCCAATCTTTTCTTTATTTTCAATAAACCAGTTATTGCATTCCGAGTCGTCGCCGTGTGCGTCAAATGGAACGGCATCACACTCAGCAACCGCAAACCAATTGGCGCCGAATTCGTATGTCCCCTGATAGCGAGCCTCGAATATCGCAATTGGCCAAAGGGAGAGTTTTGAAGATTCCGAGTATTCTTCCATCCAGACAGTCTAGCGCGCCCCCGCCAGGGCTCGAACCTGGAACCTACTGATTAGAAGTCAGTTGCGCTATCCATTGCGCCACGAGGGCCTACCGAAATATTACTTAATCGGGCAGGCGCCAGTCGCGCAGTCATCCATGGTCAGTTCGCCGTCAAAAGAACGCTGAACAAGCGGAATCGACATGTCAATCTTTGATACTGCCTTTTCGTATTCCTCTTTTGTTGTCTCCTCGTATGGGGGGAGCGGGAAATTGTGGTCGGTATGCAAAAGGAACGACACGGATTTCACCGAACTGTCGTAGTTTTTGGACAGCCATTCCTTGATTTCAGGTAGTTCCTCAAGTCGGTAGTAAACGGTAACCGACACGGCGTTGTCGGCCCAAATCGTCTGCATTTTCTTCACCCACTCCAACTGCTGAACGGCGGTCATCTCAGAAGCGAGGATTGCGTTGTCTGGAGACTTGCACGGGAAGTCAACCACGTAACGCGTGTGGTCTTCTCGGCCATCGATACCAATATCCCACTGCACTTTGTAGCCACGCTTGCGGCAAGCCTCAACAAGTGGGTCAGAAGACCCGAATCGAACACGGCGCGTGTAGTACTTAGCGTATGCGGGGTGGATTCCTGGCGTAACGCCTGGAAGAAGGCTCAGGGTCCCAGACGGTTGGACCGTGGTGAGACGCACCGACTTTGGAAGGCTCTTAGAAACGCTCCAAGAAGCGTCGAACTTCTCCAAGTTCGTATAGGTGTCGTCAAGCCATGAAATCTGCTCCTCCGAACACTGGAGGATTCCCGTAATCGACTGACCCAATCGAGCATTCTTCCTAACGATGTTTGTCGTTTTTTCATATGGGTAAGACATTGTCGTAATGTGCTTCTGCACCTTGTAGAGCAACTGTGAGATATCCATCAACTGCTCTTTATCCTCGACATTTGGAAGGAAGATAGTTGCCAGGTTGCAGGACTCACCGTCAGCAAGGCCGATTTCTGCACATGGGTTGAATCCCTCGATTGAGTTATCTGTTTTTTGTTCGCCAAGTCGGCCGTACTTACGCGCCAACTTGCGATTTACGAGACCGTATGGCTCACCGGAGCCGTCATAGCCCTTCCACAACTCCGGCATGATTTCTTCGTATGCATCTGCGTAAATGCTGTTATTGCTGTTTGCGCGCCATGCGGGAACAGAGCCAGATGACCAATTCTTGGCGCGAATGAAAAGAACGTCATCCGGGTCGCCAATTGCAATTTGAGCAGAGCGGCGCGATGAGCCAGAAACAACGATGCGCCCGATGATATTGCAAATATCCAAAACATCAATTGAACGGAGTTTCTTGCCGACTCGATTTTCCATGACCTTGCAAATATCCGAAACACCATCAATGAGCGCGCCAGGTCCGCTTGCTGTTCCGCCAAATGTCTTAAGCGGCGCTCCATATTCGCGCACCAGAATTGTGGAGTAAGTGAACGACTTTCCAGTGTCAAAATAAGATTTCAAAACAGCATGAAGCAAGCGCTTCCATCCGTGTCGTGAGTCTGGGACGATAATGTCAGCGTCATTGCTGCGTTCGTGAGTGATTGATACACCAGCCTTGACTTTTGGAAGTTCGTGTATTTTGGAGCGCTCAACGGAGAAGCCAACACCGCCACCCAACATGAGGTACTCGAACAGCATCTCAAAATCTTCGATTGATTCAATGTTGGTGAAGTAACAGTTATTGAGCGACGTGGCATTGAACTTCTTTACAAGAGGTGTTCCCATTTGCCAAAGTGAGCGACCCGAAAAAGAACAGCGAAGATTAAAGCAGTGGTCAAATAGACGTTCGGCCTCGGCATCTGTCAATGGCACGCCAGACTCAATGGCGCCATTAATAACTCGCTGAAGAGTTTCGGTCCATGTCTCGTTGTCGCCGTTGTCCTTCTTGCGACTATATGTACGCAAGAAAACTATTTCCCCAAGACCACCAAAACCCCAAGGGGGTGTTTTTTGAGAATATGAGTCCACAAATGATTGTTCAAGCATGATTTTCCCCGTGATATTGTTTTGAGTTGCCCAGAGTACCACAGGGCCAAATACAGAAAGAGTCTAAATTAGACCTAAATTTTTTGCTTGCGTGACGGATATGACTTTTCCTGCCACCGCCACCAAAACTCTGGTTTTTGTTGTTGGGGTTAATTGTCTTTCGACGTAAACATCTTCTTTGACAACAAATTGTTGAGCATCTGGGTTGGGTTCTTCGACCCCAAAGCCTATGATGTGGTCTGGTTCTGCTGTGCTTTCCCCAACGCAATCTCCAGTTGGGTGCCCGCAGACTGGGCAAGGCTGCCTATCGGCAGGGCTTATTTTGATATTGTCACCAATTGAGTATGGTCTCAAAAAATTATTTTTATAAAAAACCATGAACAATTATAACCCTCCGGGCCAGTAACTCAGTGGTTAGAGTAGCACTCTTATAAAGTGCAAGTCGCGGGTTCAATTCCCGTCTGGCCCACTAAAATTCTTGTATCAAAAACCCACTTCCTGTTATGTCGTATGCTATTTCTGGTGTTAGTTGGGTATCTGCAATATCTTTATCTATTTGCCTTCTAAAAGCACTGTGAAGCATGGATGGATATGCATATCTTTGCACAGTATGTATGGCGTTCTGGGAAAACTCCATTAAGTGCCCCCAGTCGACCCTTCTCCCCAATCCATATTTGTATGGCATGGAAAAAAGATATATATCCGGTACACCAACCAATTCGTTTTCCTCACAATGTATAACGGTTAGGCACTCTTTGACTTTGGTCTCGGGTTCCAGAAAAGCCAAGGACAGTTCCCTGTTTTGCGGTTCGTCCGCAACATACCCCTCGGCAATAAAAGTCAAAGACGTTACACCCAATTGAAATCTTAGAATTTTCATTAACTCATAACACCTGGCAAACCTTTTTTGATGGGGCTCTTTCATAAACTTTGATTCAAGTTGGGCACACAAAAATGGCCTATTATCACGCCACGCAAAAAAGTTAAAGGACAGGTCCTCCCCAACACCTTCGGATTTAACAATTAGATTTTTTGCAAGTTGCGACGCAGTAAGTGTCAATGCAATCTTTGAAAAAGGGTCAAGATATTTGTCCACGCGCTACGACATTAGCAATAGTTGCAATGACGATGGGGGATAATGGATTAAGGTTCAATTTATGAGCAAAAAGAAAACATCCAGCAAGAAGCCTTCGACTGCAAAGAAGAAGCCTTCGACCGCAAAGAAGAAGCCTGCCAATAAGGTCCCACAAAAAATTGAAGTTGATGTGCCGACCGTCGATGAAGTGAAGGACCTTGTTTCCGACACACTCAACGCCGTGAAGGACAACAACTGGCAAATCACGCCAGCCGTCAAAAAGGGATTTTTGGCAAGAGTTAAGTCTTGGTTTAAGGTAAGTTGAAGAAAAAGAGCAAAAACCCTTCAGGTTTGCTCGCCTCAAACCTGGTTGGTGAAAAACTTGCTCGTCGCATGCAGTATGACGACGCTCAAGAACTCATCAAATCAGTTACGTTGAGGAACGGCGCGTTCCGAAAAGTCGCCAAGAAGCGTTCTTAATCGACAACTTCTGGGAAGTTCTCCCATGCACCGCCAAAAGGCTTTATGACGAGCGTCTTTTCGCGCGTCATCCACTTATTGAATGCGCTGATATAGACGGCAATATTTGTCTTGCTGGCCTGTCGTGACCATTGGCCACGCTGGCGAGACAGCCAATTGCGCAAGGCTAGGGGTGATTCTCCCGGCTTCAGCCCTGCTCCATCAATGACCAGATTGATAAATGTGTCAACCTTTTCTCGCCCGTGCTTCTGAGCAGCAAGAATTGCAAACACGCCCCATGCGTGGCGAATGCCACCAACGGCACCATCAGCACGTCGGCTAAGCGAAAGCGCCCAATCCAGCATCTCGTCGTTTTTGTTGACGTATTCGACAATGTCGTGTCGCTGAACCAAGGACATTGAATTTGAATCCATCGGATTGAGGCCTGCCTCCATGCAAATCATGGTGCGAGCCATTGGGGTGATGTGTGTTGCGTTGGCTGGCATTCCCGCAGCAGCAAGAGCATCATTCACCGAGCGACCCAGACCCGAGTCAATTGACGTGTATGCGGAATCATCAACACCACGCAAGACAAGGCACTGACATGGCTGATTTGACTCAACAATTGCAGTGAGGCGATGCTGACCATTCAGCAATTTGCCACTCTTGGAGATGGTGATTGCGTCGTTCTGGATTTCCCACAAACCACGCTTCATTGCGTCCGTGTATTGGGCGACACGGTGTTTGCGCAATTTGCGGTTATCGGTGTTGCCCTCAAGCAACTTTTTGGCAGAAGAGGGAGTGATTACCTCAATTGCAACGGTTATGTCGGATGGGATTGTGTAGTTTTTGTTTGTCATAGTAAGTTGTACCCTATCGGTGTTACGGACCTATTCCAACCTGTTGGGAGGAATTATTTCGCGCTCTCTGTGACTCCGGTCATTGACGCCAACTCCTGCTCTATTAGTGCCTCGAACTCATCACGGTGGTTGTGCTGGAGAACCAGGGAAGCCCGTCTGCGCGCCTCGGCCCTAATTCGGTATTTTTCATGATTGGGCTTGGTTTCTCCTTTTGCCTTACGTCCACGAGAGATGACTCCGTCTCGCTTTAATTGCTCAAAATTACTCATTAGTTGTTAATCCTTTATTAGTAGGTGATTTAAACCTACAGGTAACGCAGAATAAAAACAACCCCATAATTACCTATTTATGGGATTGGGTTGCAAAAGCCCTTTTATGCCTGTTGAATGTAGGCACTATGGCAAGACAACACGGCTCAAAGCAAATAAGAAGATTTCTTTCCGAAATCCAAAAACTTGGTTTCAGGGTAGAAAACATGAACAATAAGTACAAAATCACACCGCCAAGGCATCTTGGAACACGTGTGTACTTCACGCATGGAACACCAAAGGCAATCAAACCTTTATGCGCTGATTTTAGGAAAATTTACGGAGTTGAACTTGACTGGCAAGACTTTGTTTAAGTGTTTCTCCTGAGCGGTTTAATTCCCATTTTTTCTGCCGCGCGTTCAAGTCTTTCCGGCAAATCAGAAGATGTTCTGAACTTCGGAAAAACTTTCGGATACCCAAATCTCGTGTCCATTACAGAAACCCGACCATCGACAGATGTTTTCCAATCTGGAATATTTTTATTCAACCACGCCTCTCCGTTGCCATTTTTCACGTTTGCCTTGCGAAGTCGCTGATTGAGAACATTTGCATGCTCAGTTAATTTAAGCATCGACTCAATTGACTCTGGCTCGAATGTGGATGACATTACTTTTTACCGTTGGCCATGATTTCATCAACGATGATTGTGGAATACTTTTTTCTTAGACGCCATATTTTGCTATTCATCTCCATAATGGCCTCCGTCTGGCGAGCCTTACTGCAAATTTGCGGGTCATACACACCATACTTCTTGAACAACACATCATCAAAATCAGAATTCTCAATGAGGATGTCGGAAATCCATTGACCTTTATTATCTATTTGAATCATCAGATTGCAAAGCCCCTCATAACCAAAATCATCAAATACCTTATGAACCACTAATTCACAAAAGTTATCGCGGAACATTCTCTCTGCGTGACGACCATCTTTCATGAACTCAGATAAAAAGTCCATTATTTGTTCTTTGTCGTACCTATCGGCATCCGGGTCTTGTGCATCGCCTTCGATGTTTTCATTTTCATCTGACATATGAACCACCGCCTAAGAGTGACTTAAAACATTATCTCACTAAGCGACGTCACGCAAACGACAGTAGTAGTGCCTCTGTCTGTTTTTTGGTTTTTGTAACCCACGAATAGGTGCTCATGGAAGCATTCGCTTTATTATTAACAGTTGCGTCTCGGTAGTGGTCAAGATATTCACCAACTGAGTTGAGCATTGACCAAGCATTATTGCCATATCCGCCAGCGTTATTGGAATTTACGTACAGGCCCTTTACCGTTGACCAGGTTTCCTCGCGATTTTTCTTTTGACGCTCACTTTCTTCATTTTTCATTGGAAAAATATTGTTGAGGACCTTGTCAATCTTGATTGGATTCATGTCAATTTTCAACAATTTCTCCGCCGTGGCGGAGAATGCCTTTGCCCACTCAACGGACATTCCAAGAATTGTCCTAGCCTCTTCCATGGCATTGTCTGCGTTGCGTGTGTGGCGGGCAGTAAAAACACTCTGAGCAGAACTGAGGCCTGCTATTACCGTGTTCTTGCAAACCGCCCTGATGCTGGTATTGGCAAATGTAATCGGGGTTTTCCCATCATGGCCATTGCGAACAAGCAGATAGCGCTGAATCTCGTCCTTAACGCCAATTGGGTCAATAATCAGAGAGCCCAAATCAATGCAGGCAAAAAATTCTCGCCCTTCATCGAGTACTCCGCATGTATCAACAACAGCGTCGCCACCGGAAGCACCGACAACGTCCAGTGCTCTATCCATAACCTCTCGATTTTGCTGAACAGTAAAACGTGTTCCAACGGTGGAGAGGCCGTCAAAACTGCCATCTGCGTTAATTCTGATGGTGGCCCTAGAGTCATTGACCCTCACAATCTGCCCATCTGGATTGCGCAAGATTTCTCCGTTTGCATCCACTGCCGCCACTTCGGCCAGCACGACATCAAAGTCCGCTTCGGCAGCAGCAAGCATTGCCTCTGCTGTTTGCAAACCCCTCATCGCAACGCCCAACCTGTGCCAGGGGATTTCCCTATCGGCGTAGGCCATTTTTGCTTTTCCTGCTTTGTTTATTTCTATGTTGTGAGCCATACCCTCAACTATATCGGATAAATCTAACCAAAAACAACGGTTGTCAAGTTGGTTTGGGTGCGGGTAGGCTGAAAATATGAATAATTATGAAAAAGAAACTAATGTTTACAAATTTATTGATAAACAAATTGGAGATTTATTATCAATGAGTATTAGAAATACGCATAAACGAATTCCAGTTTTACAAGTAATTAAATTACTTTGTGAAATAGAAGATTTGATTCCAGAAGTTGTTATTGATGGCGATGAAATGGTTAAGTATTTTAATAAAAAGAGTCACTAGGGGAGCAAATCTGCTAAACTGGTACTAGTCTGTTAGAGAGATAATACGGCGGTTTTTACTAACCAATCGCCAGTTCATATTCCCGACACTCAGGAGAGACACACTTGAATACGTTTATGGGTTGGGGTTTATCTTTTACCCTATTTTTCCTAGGTATAAACATTCCCGCAAGAGCCGACGCCCCCATGTCGGCCGTTGAGGCCCCAGCAACCCCATCGGTACCCGAAGGGCTCGAACACCAATGGTCCCCATGGCCAAGTGAAAAACTTGAGACGTCTAGGGCCGAGGCAAATAAGCCACCAGAGACGGTTTTTAAATGGGGCGACATTTCCTGGTTGCCGAAACTGGCAACCGAGGCTGGCTGGCCGCCCGAAACCCACAAAAAACTTGGCCAAATCATTCTGAGAGAATCCGGGGGGTGTCCAAATAGGCGTGGCGGTGATGCCGTTGACCCAAATTGCAATATCACCCACGTAACCACGTGGACTCATCGTTCTGATACTGGATTGTTGCAAATCAATGGCGTAAATTACAACACCAAACGCAATAAGTGGGCGCGTGTCTGCCTTGACATGGGCATCTGTTCGCAAGAACCGCTTCTAGACCCCCTCCTAAACCTTAAGGCTGGCTATCTTCTCTACACCTACTCAGGCTGGGACCCATGGGACCCCTGTGCGTGGGGTGAAGCGTGGGCGCACCGTTGCAAAAAGAAACCGTAACGGGTTTCTGCGGCTAGTATTTGCCGCGTGACAAAGAAAAACATCAGGGGAGAAATCCTAAACGAAACAGAAGCCATCATTAATGGCAAACGCAACAGAGACTATGGCGACCCAGTAGAGGACTTTACGACAACTGCCGCACTCTGGCAGACGTATCTTGCCAGAATTTATGCGCGTAGGGGAGAATTAACACTTCTGCCCCACGATATTGCAGCCATGATGATGCTCCTTAAGATGGCGCGACTTACTTGGACGCCGGAAGAAAAAGACCACTGGATGGACACAATCGGATATGGGGCACTTGGGTGGGAATGCGCGGTTAGAGAAGATGACTAGCCGAGACACTCACGACATTATTGCCTACGAAACAGAATTGGGTACAAAAGAACCCACCTATAGTCCCCCAAGGGAACTGTATGAAGCATATTTGAGGCATATCAATGCAGCAATTATCCATTCCTCCGAGCAGGTTAAGTACTTCGAGGAACTTTTCGAGGAAACTGACCAAAATGCCTGACGAAAAAGAAGAAGAACTTCTTACCCCTGACGAAATTAAGTCAGTTTTAGTCGAAATAATCGACAAAATTCAACCGCCGTGGGGCAAAACGATTGCATGCGATGATGGTTGGCATCAATTGGTCGCAAAATGCCACTTGGAACTCAAGGCCATGGACCCCAACTATGAGATTTTTCAAATAAAAGAGAAGTTTGGGACACTTCGTTTCTATTTTTTGACTCGAAAAAACGATTATGTCGAATTGGAAATGTGGAAAATATCCCAAAAATATGAATTGGCTTCAGCCGAGATATGTGAAATAACTGGAAAACCTGGAAAATTGATGCATAAAAATGGCCGCTACAAAACTCTTGCAGAGGAATACGCCCAGGATGGTTGGATGGTAGTCGAAACTGCAACTACCGACCAATTATCATAGTGAAGTGACCACGGAACACAGAAAAGCACCGCGTAAAAAAGTTATCTCAATTCATAGAGTCGGAGCATGGGGCCACATACTCTACGAACATAGACTTGAGTGTGGTCACACAGAGAGGAGGCCCAGGGCGGCTTCTTCTGAAACCCTTGCTTGCGCTTGGTGCTTTCGCTCACAAGCAAAAGAAATAGAAATAAGAGCGCTTGGCACACCCGCAAAGTCGGTAGATTTTGACGCTGCAGACAATGAAATAGATATTGCACGAATAAAAGCACAACTTGCGCACGTCCTTAGCGTGGCGCTTGAGCAGGTCGAAATATCCGTGGTTGACAAACTTGGCGAGCAAAAAATATCTGGCGCCGTTGTGTTCCTGTCGGAGGGGAATGTACGTAAACTAATCGGCTAATGGGAAAGGGGACAAAATGAGCAAGCGCAAAGAGTTCACCGAAGAGCAAAAGCAGGAGATAATCCGATATCGGAGGGAAGGAAAATCATGCGAACTTATCGCCTTCTTTTTGCATTGCGGAAAAGAACGGGTTCGTAGATTCTGCAAGGAAAACGACATTCCAGTCGGCCAACCATCACGACAAAATAGTCATTATCCATCAAAATCCGTAGCAGAAGCGCAGATAATCTACACGCCATATCCGGATTTCTCGCTTGCCGCATGTCGAGGAGAAAGTATTCAAACGTTTTTTCCATCTGCGCGAATGGCAAATGGGAATAAATCGGAAAAATTAAATTACTCGAGAGTTGTTATTAGGGCAAAAAAATTTTGTTCAGATTGTCCAGTGCAAGAAAAATGTCTTGATTATGCACTGCTTGCAGAGCCACATGGGATATGGGGTGGGACAACCGAAGAGGAGCGCGAATACCTTCGTTTAAAACTAAACATTAAATGCGAACGTGATTCTGGCCTTTCTACACGAATGGTTCGTCGCCATCTGGGCACGCATACATTCAAAATGAACAATTTGACCAAGTATGACTTGAATCCGATTGTTTCTTCGAGGCTTTCAACACGTGTCTAGCATTTCGCCACAACTACAGAATGTTCTTGACCGCCTACAGGGCGTCGTGCGCATTTCTGGAGGGTTTCAGGCGAAGTGCCCATGTCGCAACGATGACGACAATCCATCGTTTTCAGTATCCGAAGGTGAGGGTGGTAAGGTCGTTGTTTACTGTCATGCAGGGCGATGCAACACCCAGCAGGCGTGCGAGGCGATGGGCATAAAAATGGCAGACCTTTATCCGCAGAAAGCAAAAAAAGAACTTGACTTTGTTGCCAAGTATCAATACCTTGACGCTGACGGAACTCTACTTTTTGAAAAGTTGCGCTACATAGATAGGTCGTCTGGGAAAAAGGAATTTCGTCAGCGCAAGCCAGATGGCAATGGTGGCTGGGAGTACAAACTTGGCGAAACTCCTCGGGTGCTTTACAACCTGCCAGCAGTTCTTAAAGCAAAACAGAATGGCGAACCAGTTTGGCTGGTCGAGGGGGAAAAAGATGCAGACACTCTCATCAAAATGGGTATATGTGCGACGACTATGCCCAATGGGGCTGGAACATGGTTGCCCATCCACACCGAAGCCCTCTCTGGTGCAGTTGTGGAAATTATCGCCGACAAAGACGAAGCAGGGCTCGAACACGCAAAGTCGGTTTATCAGGAGTTAATAGATTCCGGTTGCGACGTTCAGGTGTGGACGTGCACACATGGCAAGGACATGACCGAGCATGTTGGTGCTGGGGGTCAGATTGACGAATTGGAAACTGTAAATCTCGATGCGATTGTCATTCCTAAGCCAACCGAAAATAAGTTGCAATCGGACACGCACGAGGGTCGGGCGATGAATGAAATAACCGACATGTTTTTGCGCGACGACATGTCGGAAAGTCAAAAATTACAGCGCGCACAACTTATTATTTCTCGCACGACTAGCACAAAAATAGTCGACACCGGAAGGCTTGTAACTTGGTCAGATTTCGTTGGTGAATCAGACGACGATTCATACGATTGGGTAATTCCTGGTTTATTGGAGCGCAACGAGAGGGTCATTATTGTTGCCGCAGAGGGTGTTGGCAAGACCATGCTTGCTCGCCAAGTGGCAATATGTGTTGGAATGGGAATACACCCATTTACATATCAACCAATAAAACCTCAAGTAACACTTTCTGTTGACCTTGAAAACCCGGAAAGAATCATTAGGCGCACATCACGCTCGATATATGGGGCAGCAAAATCAGTGTCTCGTAATCCAAGCCCGCAAGCACATTTGCTAATAAAGCCCCAGGGTCTTGACCTTTTGCGAGCAGAAGACAGGGCAGTGTTGGAAGAAATGCTGGAAAAGACCAGGCCATCAATTCTGGTGATGGGTCCCCTGTACAAGGCATTTATAGACCCAGGCGGGAGAACCAGTGAGGCTGTAGCAATTGAAGTTGCCAGATACCTTGACACCATTAGGGATGTTTTCCAGTGCGCAATGTGGCTCGAACATCACGCACCGCTTGGAACATCGATGACAACCAGGGAACTTCGCCCATTTGGTTCTGCGGTTTGGTCTAGGTGGCCAGAATTTGGCGTATCACTTCAGCCCGACTCAACTGGAATGCCATTCCATTACGATGTGCGACACTTCAGGGGTGCTCGCGATGAGCGCCAATGGCCAACTAGAATTAAGAGAGGCAAACGTTTCCCATTTGAGGTGGTCGAATGGCCATCCTCCATTAAGGCACCAACATGAGCAATACCCCAATGACAAAAGAGTTTCTCGCAGAAAGAGACACAAGAATTTTCAAGATGAAACAGGCTGGTGTCTCAATTTCAGAGATAGCCAAGCGATTTAATGTCTCCACAAAAGTTGTTTCAATGGCCATTTCGCGCCAATTGGAAAAATTAAATAAAGAAAACGTCCTTGTTTACCCAGAAGTCCTTCGAATGGAACTGGAGAGGCTTGACGCAATGCAGGCAGCCCTATGGCCAATGACTCAGCACAGGAAGATAACACTGGATGACGGAACAGAAGTTGCCGTTGAGCCAGACATGAAAGCCGTAGACAAGGTTTTGGCGATAATAAACACAAGAACAAGGCTGCTGGGCATGGAGCAGACCAAGGTAAGCATTCATACGGACGCAGTCCCAGATGGTGGCGGCGCTCCAATTAGGGCCTCTCTTGCCGGTCAGTCTGGAAATATTGGGGAAATAGATTCCTTTGACCCGGAGTCTGAGGCCAAAAAATTGCTCGAACTTATGGCTATTTCCGGTGTTCTTCCAGAGGAAACTGTCACCAAAATGCTTGGACAAGCGCCTATTATCGATGCCGAGGTGATTGAAAATGACGAATCAGGAGCAGGACAATCAGGAACAGGACAACTTGCAAGCGGCAGTGAGCAAGGTGGCGGAAACCCTTAATCCAACGGTTTCAACAATCAGCAAAGACGACAGCGGCCCTGCGGATAAACAGGTTTTAATTCGAACAACCGAGTCAGAAAAAGAAAAGTGGAAGAACGCAGCGGCAAAAGAAGGGATTCCGCTTTCCCAATTTGTTAGAGACACGCTTAACCAAAGGGCAACCGAACTTCTTGATTGTTCTCACCCAATTGAGCATCGACGATGGTATCCATGGGCTGAGTTTTGTCTTAAATGCGACACTAGATTGAGGGGATGAAAATAGTTGAACTTGAACCATTCGAATATGAATGGGCTTCGCATGTTGGTACGCGTCGATACATAGAAAACTGGCCCAAAAAGGATGCTCCGTACTACAAAAAAGAACTTATGGAAGACGATAGAACGGCTCAAGTCGCGGCAGCCGTATGCGAGTTGGCTGTTGCAAAAATAACAAATCGCTATTGGTCTGGCCATGTATGGACTGCCAGTGAACACAACTACTACAAAAACAAGACTCAAGATGTTGGCAGAAATATAGAGGTTCGCCGTGTTCGCACCGGGGATTCTGCCGCTGTCAGAAAACGTGACATGGGCAAAGGGCTTGTTCTTTTTGTGGCGAAAGCAATAATGCCAGAATTACGACAAGTTGAGGTCTGGGGGTACATCGACTATGACTACGCATGGGAAATTGGCGAGCCAGCGCCATATTCTCCGGAAGATACGAGACTCGTGCACCGCAGTCACCTCACTGTGCACTATGGTCATAACTGATGTTGGATAAATCTAACCAGAAAGAGAGAACTTTATGAATTTTATAGATAGCCATGAAGTATCGCTTGACGTTCTTGGTGACGGTAAAGATATTTGGACTTGCAAGTGGTCCGGTAGTGATAAGGTTCAGGTCTTCAGAGGTGACTTCATCAATAATCGCATCCTGTTCAATCACATGCTTACGCTTGATTGCGCTGCGACGATGACGGTGGCAGAGTTCTGCGAGTGGGCTGAACAGTTGCTTTTGGGTCTAGTCAAACAGGAGTACAAAGAGATATGAGATATGTCGAAAAAAGGGCGCCGCAGCACAATCATTTGCTAATCAATGCAAAAACTCCGTTTCCGCTTACGAACAAGCGGAGAATGAAAAAGTGGCTAAAAGGGCTCGTTCACGATATTGGGATGTACAGAATCGCTGGACCCTTTGTTCACTACGTTGACAAGCCTGGCAATAAGGGTTTGACGGCTGTTGTAATGATTGAGACAAGCCACATCGCCCTGCACATCTGGGATGAGCCGGTACCAGCACATATACAATTCGATATATACACCTGCAGTGGGCTTGATGTTGAATTGACTCTTTTGAAAATTGTTAGTGATTTCCAAATCACACAAATTGACTGGGTCTTCTATGACCGGGAAAAAGGCTTTAAGGAAGTCTCCAAGGGAAATTCAGTTGGCGACATTATGAAGGGCCGCAACAAGCCTCCAGTAATTTAGTCGCTAACTTTATTCAAAAGCGACAAAACCAACTGCGTTCCAAGGTCAGATTCTTCGTCAAGAGAAGCGCCGTCAACTGCAGTGTTCACAACGCTTCGCTTGGAGGCAATGAGTGAGTAAATCTCCTCATCTATCGTTCCAGCACAAAGCGCATAGGTGGCGGTAACTGAACCCTTTTGGCCCATTCGGTGAAGTCGCGAGTATGTTTGGTCAAGGTCGGCTGGTGTCCACGGCAATTCAACAAAGATGATGTCTTGGGCTGCCGTAAGGGTGTGTCCAGTCTTTGCAGCCTGAATTGAAATGGTTATCACTTGCGCTTTGGGGTCGCCCTGAAACTTTCGTTTGACGTCTTCGACTTCCTCAACACTCATTCCGCCTTGTATTTTCAAACCACCAAAACGATTAGCAAGTTCATCAACGATGTCTCTGTGATGAGCGGCAATAACGACTTTGGCGCCACCTTCAGTTCGTTGCTGAACCCACTCAATGACGCTCTCCATCTTTGCTTTGGCGGCCAAGCGCCGCAAAACCGACAGCCTGACCAAGTTCTGTGCGTGCTCTGCTTTTATCCTGGCTATTACTGCTGCAGACTTGGGATTTGTGCCTAGTTCTTTTGCTATTTCTTTTGCTCGCTCTACGAGATACAAAACAATGTCTTTTTCTGCCTTTGCATACTCCGCCATCGCTGCGGTTGTTCCAACCAGGGTCATTTCCTGATGAAACACTGGAGGCAATTCAGTCAAAACCTGGTCTTTTGTGCGGCGTATGTAGCAAACGGAACGAAGTTTGTCGTTTAATTCCTCCAAATTGGACGAACCCTCAAGATGCCACTGCCCCCATTTGTCTTGAAACGCAGCGCAATAACGGCGGTAAAAACCCCATACCCCACCAAAATCCTTAATCTTGCCAAGTATGTCGAGTTGCGCCACATACTCTGCTGGTCGGTTGGTGACTGGTGTTCCAGTTAGGCAAAGAACAGGAGTTCCAGATGGAGAAGAGCCGACAATCTTTCTGGCTGACTTGGTGCGCTTGGCGGTCAAGGTCTTGCAGTAATGGCTCTCATCCAAAACATACGCATGATGTCCGATGAGGTGTGACTCCCAATATGAAATATTCGAATACCCAATCACCAAAACGTCGTAGTCGCCCTTTTGCGGAAATTCTTTTTGCCCTTTTCCGGCAAGCACCGTAGCCACTCGCCTAGCGGGTAGCCATTTGCCGTATTCGGCCTTCCAGTTAAGGACCAAGTTGGGTGGACACATTACTACCGCCGGGTAACAACCAGCACCATCTGCATACAACGCCTCTAACGTGGCTATTGCTTGTAGGGTTTTACCAAGACCCATCTCGTCTGCAATGAAACAGCGCTTGGCGCGCTTGGCGTATGCAACTCCTGCCTTTTGGTACGGGAGCATGTTGTTTTCAAGGTTGGTATCGCCAATCTTTATTTCTGCTTCTGTGGCCCTGGATGCCTCATTGAGTTCCAGTAGTTGCGCATTGATTTGAGCAGCCATCATCGTGACATCGGCAGATACCGACTTGTTAAAGCGCTGCGCCCACTGGATGCTTTCGTTTATTGCGGTTAGCGGCGCACGCCACGCTCCGGTAGATTTATCCCAAGTGACAGAAGGTATCTGTTTAACCGACCTCACCATAACGGGGTCATACGGAAAGGATATGTAGATGTCACCGTCTTTCTCATAGACCCCAACATCTTGGGCACTTCGCCTGGTCGGAAGTGTAAATACAAGCACCTCATTGTCTATGTCAAAGCCATGCTTGGTCGCAAATGAGCGCGCCTGGGACACCTGGGCAACTGGACAGCGCCACAAGCGAGCAACTTTGTCCCACTTGCAATCCGGTATCCGCTTTACCTCGGCTACCTGTTCTTGGTTGTATGGGAAATCCAAAGCAAGGGTGTCATTGTCCAAAAATAGCCGTGCCATCGGACTCAATTTTATCTCCAATCCATGTAGTGTGTCGGGGTGGGAAAAAACTCGGCGTACGACATTCCTTCTTTACGTTCTACTTTTCTCAAAGACCTGGAATACGGAGAGCAGGGAGAAGCACTCGTATCATCGTTCCTAGAATGCATTTCTGAAGGCGATTTTGAGGTAAAAAGCGACAGATACAGGAATGGGCGAATGGCAGTAGAAACTGACCAAAACCCGAGGGCAGCCCTAGATGAACAAGGCAATCCTATCTGGGTAAAAAGCGGGATAAATCTAACCAAAGCGAAGTGGTGGGTATATATTTTTTCCCCTGATGGTGCTTTTATCGTCGTTTCAGTTGACAGGCTCAAAAAATACTTGCGAGCCAATAAACGCATATTCAATGAATCAACAAAAATCAATTTTGGTAAGCCAGACAATCCAGCAAAAGGATTCCTTTTGTATCCACAGCATGTTCAGGACCTGATGACCAATCCTGCGTTTGGATAAATCTAACCAGAGTTTGGGAGTTCACAAATTGTGGTGTAGGTGCCCCCGCGCACACCGAGAGCGTCGAAAAAGTCCCGCACACTTTTGGTCTATGGGGTTGGCAAACGCCTGTTCGCTTACGGCAACGACGAACACTCGTTCGCACCCTCCAAATAGCGTCCCGATGAGCGCAAGAGCAACGCTGAACAACACCACGCCCAACCATAGCACAGGTCAAATACACGTCCCGTTTGCCGAAGTGGTGCGCCACAAACCTGAGTGTGTCGCAGAAATAGTCGCACTCAACGCCATACACGCCCCGTTTGCCATATCAGTCGTGTATCGCAGTCGCAACACGCCGTTTCACTACGCCCCGTTAGGCGCATAGCATTGTGTGTTGTTACGCATACGCATACGAAGTTGCCCATCACCTAGCCCCGTAGCGCATAGCGTTTCGCATAGCGCAGCGCAGTCGCATACGCATACGCCCCGTATTCATTAGTCTTTTCGTGTGTGTCGCATACGCATTTCGTATCGCTTGTCGCATCTAGCCCCGTGAGCCATAGCCATAGCAACACGCAGGCACACATACACGTCCCGTATGCGCCGTGCGCTGGTGTGTGTGAGCATACGCATAGCCAACCCATAGCCACTATGCCCCGTATGTCGCATACGCATTCAGATACACACGCCCCGTTGAGTTTTTCGCAGGCTTCACGGGTGACCTACGGGCATACCCTACCTATGACAACACCACACACCACCACGCATCTAGTCCCGTAGGTAGTGATAGGTATTTGTAATCAGTAGTCACGCACCATAGCAAGCCCATACCCCTACCCCTATGTGTGTCGCATCTAGCCCCGTAAGCACTACACCATAGGGATACCCCCACACCACGCCTACCGTGTGTGGCTTCATCTAGCCCCGTGACGCATACAACCTTTCGTAAAGGACTTGATACTTAGCCGCCCCGTGTTTTCGCAAGGCTCACGGGTGGCTTACGGGTGCTTACACCTACCTACACCACTGCCTACACCACACACGCATCTAGCCCCGTAGGCACTTGACTACACGCCACCTGCCCATAACCACATTTGGTCGTTGCTGAACATAGGCCCCGTAGTCGCCTATCGCAGTCAAGCGATACGACATCTCGCTTATGAGAGTGCTTCACTATGCCCCGTATGGCGTGTGAGAGACTGAACACGGCGCAAGAGCCGTGTGTCTACTTGCGCCCCGCACAACATAGTCGCAGAACAGCACTTGTAGACAAACGATAATCAGCCCCGTACAAAACACGGATTTTGAGGGTTTTTTCAGCGTTTTTAGTGCTGTACTCAGCGCACTCAGCCCCGTGCCATAATAAAAGAACCCGATTACACCAAAAAGGACTTGTGTGACGCAACTTGGCCCCGAAAACAAAGACATTTACGAAGTTGATGTAAAAGACGGCAACCGTCTAGGTCGTCGCTTGTCTCGGGGCTTGAGGTCACTATCCAGAAGTGTCGGAAACACGGCAAGGTCGGGACTCGTTGTGGAACCATTTGACCCAAACGCATACGACGGTGATGGTGACGGCATAATCCAAGACGGAACACAGTGGGAACGCCCCGCAGTGCTAAGAAGTCAGTCAATACCAAACGCAGACTTGCCCAAAACACCTGATGCCGGGACTGAAACAGAAACAGAAAAGACACAAAAAGAGACAAGAAAACTCGTTGACGCAGCAGAGCGAGCCGGGACTCGGATTTCGCCAGAACGCTCACGGGTGACTACGGGTGGACTACGCAGTACGACAGTAACGCCGTTGCTTGACCCAGAGTGGCGAAGAACAGCAACGCCCCGAGAACTCGCTGAAATAATCGTGCCAGACACGCTTGATGAAGCAGACGCACTAGCAGAACAGTTGGCAGTGCCCCGAAGTGCTTATGAAACCGAAGCAGACTACCAAAACGCACTAAAACTACTCAGAAGAACTCGGGACGCAGAAAGAGCCGCATCCAAGCGTCGTATGGAAGCACTTATCGCGATTTACGAAAAAAGACACCCCAAAACAACCAAAACAGGCTCGTTTGAGCGGGACCTAAGAGATGACCCTATTGAGTGGGACAAAAACCTCAAAAAAATCTTTGGCGACCAAAATGAGTGGGGCGAACAACTCGGGGCAACAAACAAACGGAGCGTTGAGCGGGCTCAAATAGAGTTTTTGGTCGCTTACAGAACAGAACTGGAACGGGACCCAGTAACAAACAAAACACTATTGGACATAATAAATGAAATAGAAAACGCCTATCGAAACGGAGTGAGGCTCACGCACGGGGCTTTTTGGAGAGACAGTACTCACATACCAATCAGTCCCGTTGAGTATGTGCTTGCTCGTTTGTTTATGGAACACTCAAACCACCCACAAGACCCGTTGTTCATAACCGGCATTCGGGACGTAGTAACGCCGTCGGGCGACACCGACGCAGTTATCAGATGGGCGACTGAGTTCCTTGATGGATACCAAAGGTTCTACGAAGCACGAAAGGGGTCCCGTGCTCTTTCCAAGCAACAAATAAAGAACAGAATAGAAGTAGCAATGAACTCTGGGTCAAGAGGAGGCTTTTTCGGGACCCTTTTTGGTAGGGCTATTCCAAACGAACAATACATACAAACACACCAAATGGTGGAAAGCAACGACCCTCGGGACCTTGCGCTACTACGGGCACTGTTACAAAGAACGCTAGAACAAAACCCTGAGTTTTTGGAAGCAGTAAGGAAGTTTGGACACCCGCCTCTCTATGTCCCGCACCGCGCTTACCATTTCATTGCCCCGCCAAGAGAGTTCCAAGAAAAGTTTTTGCTTGTTCCAGAAAGCGAACTAACGCCATCTGAACTGCGGGACAAACTTATTTCAGGAAAAGAATACGAAAAAGGTTTGCTTGAAGCAATCCGCGCCCAAGAACTCGGAAAAGGAGATGTCACGTTCGGGGCAGGTGGACTACTTGGTGTACGGGCGGGACTTGGTGGACAGTATTCATTTCCTGATGGGCAAATAACACTTACCCCAATGCAACTGAGAAACACAATACTCAACCGCCCCGAGGCTGATGAAAACATAATCAACATGACCGGGACACAAGGCGCATACACGCTTGTTGGAGAACCAGCAATTCTCATACACGAATTTGGCCATCACGTTGATTGGACTTTGCGCAACACCTTGTACGGGGCCTTGTGGGAGAGACGCAAGAGGGCTATTCGTGACTTTGCCAACGACCCAAATAGAAATACAAGCCCCGACGTGTTCAAAGATTTTGTTCGTCAGCAGATAGTAGATTTTCGTGACGAACTAAAAGGCTTCACGGGCTTGGTAGACCCCGATAACCCAAGCAAGTTGTCCGGGGCATCAGATAGACAAAACATTCATAGAAGTCGCTTGAAGTACTTAGGAGTGAACGTCCCCAGACAAGGCCCCGACGAAGTTCCTGTTGGTAGTCGTCTGTTTGACCCATCAACGCTAACCGACGAAGAACTAGATGACCAAATAAGGGAAATAGCGGGGCAACTAGATGAAATTCACGGAATGGTCGACATGCTGACTGGTCGCCAGCAAATACGACGAATGAAAGAAAACGGCACGTGGCAACGTGGCATCCACCCATCAGAAGGAGACGTAGGCGATTACGCCATAAACAGCCCCGAACCTTATGTAACTACGCCATACGGAAATAGCAGTGCGATTGAGCGTTTTGCTGAAATAACAGCGTTTGTTTTGTCCCGCAACGGACAAAAACAGCCTGTTGCGGTGAATAACGCCGCCGTGCGTCTATGGGCTCGGATACTTGGCATAGATGTAGAACCACAAGATGTTGTTTCTCAGTCCCGTCGCAAAAGACTTCCTTCGGGTGGCTACTCAGACGAAATGGAAGACATAACAAACCGCATACTCTCAGACATAAAGATTGTTGCGCCAGATGTTCAGAGGCAGCCAGACGGTCACCGCCCCGGTTTGCAATCATCAACGTCATCATCAGATTTTCGTTTTGACCCAGATGAACGAAGCATGTTGCAGTCCCGTAGCAACATAGGCTTGGACACAGACCAACGCCTGTACGCACAAGATGAGCCGATAGGCGTTATGGATTTCATGAATAGGCCCCGTGTCTACTCAATAGGCGACCATCATTTCTACGATAACGAAGTTCGCTATGGCTCGCAGATGAGTTTTGCGATGAGAAAGCGACTTGGAGAACAAGCGGGACGCAGATACATCAACAGAAACAGACCCCATCACGGAGATATGGTGCGGGCGATTTCAGCAACGCAGTTTGGACTGTTTATTGACGACCTTCCAACTTACGACACAACTACATCGGGGCAAATGAACGTTCTTCGTGGACTTGTTACGGGCAGAATAGCCAAACTACGCCCCGAAGAACGCTCACAAATAGAAGAAGCACTTAGAGACGCAACGAGAATACACTCGGCTATTTACGGCGCAACTCCGAACAAACGGGACACATACAGAGCGATAAAGACTGATAGAAAAACATTTTTGGAAAGCGTTGCCGTTGGCGACGAAATACCTATGCCGATTACGGCCTTCAGCCCCGATAAGCCCGACAACAACGAGAATGTGATTATCCGACTAGAAAAAGGCGCAAAAACCATAGATGTCGGCAACAGGCAAGTTCTTACTCAGGGCAATTTTGAGGTCGTTTCGGTTGATGACGACGGGACCCGTGTCATTGCCACGTTGCGCCATAAGGAAACATTTGACCCACGCCACGACGCACTTAGACCCGTGGACAAGTTTTCGGATAAGCCGAACGCAATGCGCAAGATGGGCAGTCCAATGCCCCGATACACCAGAGACGAACAACAAAAGATGGAAGTTGATTTGGAGCGCAGACAGGACAAAGACAAAGTGTTTGGCTTGCGCTCAACAACGGGTATGGTCCCGGAGGATTTGAGCGAAAAAGAGATTGACGATTTCCTTGATGAAGAAGTGAACCTGTTTGAGGAAAAGCGGGTCCCGAAAGAAGTAGTTGATAAAGCGAAAAAGAATTTGCGTGATTACTTGCAGAGAAGTGCTATTCGTCGTTTTGTCAAGACAAAGCAAGCCCTTATCCAAAAGTACGGGGCCGATAAGCCGTGGGAAAGAGACGCAGACGCAATACGCAAATGGAGAGCAATCGACAGGGAAACCGCCGCACGGGTAAGCACAGTCCTGAGACGCAGCCTAAGAAACGCAATTGACAATAGAACTCGGGACATGATGGATGCCGACACGGGCGAATTGTTTGACGACGCAAAGGTTGGCTTGTCCAGAGTACTGGACAGGTTCAACTATTACATAAACGACTACGAAGGTATTGACTTGTCAGCGGGGCAGATTAGGCATCTTCTCGAAACTGGTCAGTTCGTTTACTGGAGACGGGACGACGAACTGTTCCCAACTGAGAAAATGGTAATCAATTTGCCAATCAACTCACCAGAAATGGCAGAACTCAAACAGGTTTTGGAGACGACACTTCCAGCATTGGAGGCGATGTCTCGGGCTTACTTGCTCGATGGTTCGGTCGACGTCCCGAATGCCAACAGAAGCATTTGGGAAGACCCAAAGATTGGCGGAAAGATAATCCTCAACAACGAGGAGTTGAACATAGTCCCGAACGGTAAGGGCGTTTATGCAATATTCCAGCCAGATGGTTCTGAAAGCATAAGCCTTGTTGCGAACGCATCTTTTGGAGTTGGCAGCCAACGACCCAATGGAACAACTGGTTTTACTCGCAAAATAGGGCTAGACCGGGACGGGAATATTGTCATTGGTCATGACCGTTTCTGGATGGGCAGCAAGGACAGAGAACGCAAAGGTTCTGGTGTGGCGACGCTATTCAACCAGCATTCGTTTTTGTGGTGGAAGCAGCATGAGGGCACTGAGGTTGTGGTCCCGAATGCCGTGAGTGACGGCGTGATTGTGTGGCCACGTCAAGGTTTCCGTCGGATTGGTCAAGCACGACGGGACGCATTGGAAGAACAAGAAGGATTTTTCCATATGGTCAGGGCTTTGGTGCTGAAATCAAAACGACAAGAACTGTTTGACGCAAACCGTCCCGAACGCGGGGGAACGGCAGAATACGAAGCGGCGCAGTTGGTGAAATACGTTGATGATGTTGATAGTAAATACGGACTTGATAATCCAGAGTTTGCAAAACGCCTAGTGAACTGGCTTGCGCTTGCTCGCACAGCAAATGATAATCAAAGCCCCGAAACAGACCTCATCAACATATTGGCAAACATTATTGAGCCAAGAGAATTGAACGACAGCCAACGCCTGAGTTGGGCTGAACTGTTTGGACAAGTAGCGAAAAGCAATAGTTTCAGCATGTTTTTGAATCGGGACGAAAGCGACAATGACTACCTACCATCATTCGTCATCCCAGACCCGACTGACGACCTAGACCCGATGGAAGTACAACGCCAAATAGAGCGTGGCAGATTGTTGCGCCAAGAGTTGGAGAACTCACAGGCCCCGAGCGAAGTATCAAGAGATATTTACTTCCCAGAAGATGACAAGGAAATTTCTAGCAACCGACTGCTTGGGGAAAGACAAGCGGGACGCCTATTTGCAGCCGTGAACATAGACGAAGCGACCAGTTCGGATACACGAACTTTTTCCTCAGCACGGGCATTCATGTATGCGAGAGAGGGTTCTGGCTTCAACGTCCCGCCAAGACTTCTCACACGGGTGGAAACAGAGGAACGAATTAGCAGGGGTGAAATACCCCTCTATGGTTGGATTGACCTCAATCGTGTCGGCATTTACACGAGCGACAGAAACAACATGCAAGAACTTTACGAGCAACGAGTTCGCAACAATATGGTCGGACTGGCGGGGCCGAGTGAAGTCATGCGTTTCACCGATAAGCCATTTGACCACATTGACGATTTCCACGACACGAACAATCCAGTTACAGACCCAGCAGCAGTTCGCAGTGGAATGCTTGGCTACCTAGCCCCGTGGGCTCGTGTTTACAAAGGTAAGCGAAATGCTTTGCCAGAAATGTTTTGGGGCAACAGCACGGAGATTTCAATCGCAAGAGACATGCGGGACAGGGGCGATTTTGATGGTTTGATGGCTTTGCTTGTCAATAAGTTTGGCGAGGAGGTAGATAACTCGGTGATGGGCACGGACGTTGCGTTAGTAGAAACCCTAGATGGATTTTTGCCAAATGGAAACTCCGAAACAGCACAGACGGGACGCCGAGTGTTGGGGGCATTGTTCCAAATTGAAAATAATCGAAGAATGGCCGAAGCAGGTATCTCAACGGCAATTAGGCAAGATAAGATACAAGGACTTAGAGATGGCTTGCTTGCCATCATGGCAACAGAGTTTGACCAATCATTGCTGGTTTTGATGGGATATGACGCAATACAGCACAAAGACGGGGAGTTCACAATCCTCAACAACATGGCTGTCGAACTAATGGATGAGCCAGTTTCGTTCGCCCAAGCAGCGAGGATGATTGACGACCCGAGATTCAGAGCCATACCGTCCGATAGGTCCCGTTACTCAACGTTCATTGAAACAAGACTTGTGGATAACCCTGACTGGTTTAGTGGCGACGACCCACGCCTGCTTGCCGACGAACCCATTTCTCTTACAAAAGCGGGTTTGAACAGTTCGACATACATAAGGTCTGTGCGTCAAGACCACAACATCAACCTAGAACGGGGACTACGCAGTAGAACACGGGGCTCGATTGCAAGCGCAAGAGAAAGACAGCGCCGAGAATCAGCAAGAGAAGGTAAGTCAGATGGGTGGGTAAATCCTGACGACGCATCATTCAAACAAGAAGTTGTAGAACTCGAGGGTCGCTTCAACGCGTTGGTTGCCCAACTTGAGGAGTGGGACGATAGGAACCTTGAACTCGACCGCCCCGATTGGGCCGGCCGCGAAGAAATCAAGAAGCAAATGGATGAAATCTCGGACCAGTTTGCGTCACTCATCAACACATCTAACATCGTCATTGAGAAATCCATGGAACACCAGGCGCTCATTGACGCCCTTGACGCCATAATCAACGAGCGGGACGCCGACTACCTAGACGGGCGACCAAAGGTGAAAGATATTTCGCCAGAAATGCTTGACAAGATAAGGGCGTTGCGGGATAAACTGGTACAAGAGAAGCAAGATAATCCAGGCTTGCTTGACTTCACACGGGCACGTGTCAGACACAAGACAATCAAGAACGCAATGGAAAACTTCGACCTTCAGTACGAGGTTCGTTGGTTCAATAATGAACCTGACACAGTTGAACTTGAAGACGTAGTCAAAGCGGATGTTTCCGACAAGGCCGAGGCTTTCGTAGAACACATTTATCGTGGTCTGTTCGACGAAAGATACGACGCTTGGAGGGAGTACATGAAGCCGACGATGGCATTCGGCGTACCCCTTTACGACTCGACTTGGGAGTTGGGCCACAAGAGAGTTGGCGAACTGTTTGACGGGGTGAGCCCTGATGAACGGGACGCTTGGAGGGCGGCGCACAAGGACTTCCTCGATAGTGAATACAACGCAGAATACGAAGAGGACATCATCGACTCAACACCAGTCGGTGGTTCGACCAGACCACGTGACGTCCCCGCCCCGATTTGGCGTAAAGTCAGGGCTGCCATGTCACGGGCACGCTCAACTCCATACAACGGCGAGAAAGAGGCTGCCACAAACGCAGCGATACGACTCCTCAATCCACACCGACCAGATTTGGCTAACGAAGACTTTGTTTCGGGCATTAGGTCGCACACTATTGTCAGCACACCTCGGTCGGTAGTGAACTTCTCTTCCAAGCAAATGCGGGGCGCCAGCCCAACCTCTCCAACAACCGCAATTGAGAACCACGCATTCTCACGCATCATTGATGAGGTGAGGAGCCAAGGCATAGAAATAGAAGAAGCAGACCTATTGCCCACTGGTAAGTACGGAAGCAAGTTGCGCCAGATTATGGACGACAACCAATCCACACAGTCGGTTAATTGGTTGATTAGACAAACAGAAGACGACCCAGTTCTTTCTGCCGTCGTAAATGCGGCGATAAAGCAGGCTCGACTCACAATGGGCATAACCCCAATCGAGGGTCACAGAATCAAAAAGGTGAACGGCCCCGTTGATGAGGAGATTGCTGATGTTCTCGTAGACGACATCGACTTGGCTTTGTTGCGTAATCAGGGTGCGCCAACCTATGACCAAATTATCCAAATAGCAGCAGCAAAATACATAGAACACGATAGACTGAACAAAGCATTCGGTTCTTACCAAGACCCAGAAGGCAAACTCATCGGCGCTGGCTTTACCCGCATCGACAAAAACAGCACTGCCTACCTGACGACGATGACCAGCGCCCCAGACGTTGATGGGAAAGACTACGTCTATAGGGACATTCGGGGCAACGAGGTTGCCCGCTTAAAGCGTTATGACAGCGTGAAGTCAGATAACGTTGCAAGTCGCAAACCAAAAACCTTGAGTAATTTCGCCACGCAACACTCACTCATCAAGACCAATGACGCCATTTTCGGGGTAATGGCGGAGGCGGTTGAGTTTACGGGTGACTACGAAAATGCAAGTTTGAAGAAACTAAGGGCGACTATAGAAGAACTACAAAGCATTTACAGGAACTTTGAGTTTGCCCCGACTCCAGCGGGCCAACACCTGAAAAAACTATTTGAAGCGAACCTTGAAAGCGAAGTAAAAACTTTAGAACTTCTGGAAAGAATTGGGCAGCGATATGTACACCTGTTGCGTGAGCGGGGCATTTCGGACAAAGAAATAAGAGAGATGCTCTCAACCGTCAGGAAACAAACACTCAAGACAGCCGTTGACCCCGTGGGGAGGGAGGACCTATTCCTGAATGGCAGCCCGATTCCAATCGGCAGTTCCAATGACGGAACAGTCGCAGAGCAGGCACTTTATGGCTTTTTGAACAGCAAACTCGGTAGTGCCATGCTGCCCCGTTTCGCCGACTCAGACGCACCTGCTGGTTTTCACGAGATTGGTCACTTTTCTTTTGGCCAAGCCTTCTCACGTCACGGTGAGTTCGTCGCCAATGCTTGGCCATTCTTTGTGCATGGCGACGCATTCTGGAGGTCGTTTGTCGCCTTACAGCGCAATCAGGCACCCACCTTTGACAAGTGGACAATATCTGAGCATCTTGGGAAAGCCCTGAGCCCCGAACAGAAAGCAGCCTTCAAGGATGCCTCAAGGCTCATAGGCAAAACACTTAGCCGAGACTTCGTCGCTGCATTTGAGAGAGAAAGATACATATCTCTTGGCGATTCAGAACGACAAATAATAGCCTCGGATGTCATTGCGGCAGTTCGGGGCAATGACACGCTTGGCGATAAAGAAAAAGAAGAGTTAATCACACAAATTCAAAAAGAGATAGACGGGGATATGTTCTTTATTGGTGTGCCCAGAACAGGACGACACAGCGAAGAAGAAAAGAAATTCCTTCGGGAATTGGGATTACCTGAAGACGCAGTCCCGGACAACGGCATAACTGTGGGCACTTGGAAACTTTATGATTCGCTAATTCCGCTTAATCCAAGCGTGTTTGGGTGGCAGCGTCGTGATGGACTCAGGAGTACCACCAACGAGGAGAGACAAAAATTAAAAGATGATGTTGTTGAGCATGTTCTTGCTGGAAATACACTCAAGGCAACGGCAAAGAAGTTTAATATCAGCATAGAATCAGTCTCAAGATACCTGAGACAGGCTGGCGTCCCGAATCTTGGACAACGCCCGATTGGGATTGCGACGACAGACGATTCCTATCGTGAAACTGGCAAAATGGTTCGCGCCGATGCCCCTGATGTCCTGAAGGCAAAGTTTGATGCCTTGACACAGATGATTGCCGGCGGGACCGACCTGCGTGAGAGTTTGGAATCCATAAACTTTTCTGGCGTTGATATTGATTCCGTGATTGACTTTATGGATAACTTGCCAGAACTCCCAGAACGTTGGTCTGGTACTAGAGGACCATTTACCGATAACGCTCTTTACCGAGCGATTTCTCTGATGGCTGCGCTTGGATTCTCAACAAACCTTACATCTGAAACATTGGGGTCAAGCCCCGTAACCGTCACCAAGTACAGGAAGCATTCAGGCTTTGTCCCACCAAAGATTCGGGGCGGGAATCCAACCCATAGAGGGCTCAGCAGCACAACTGCCACCTCTCGACAGCGCCGTGAGTTTGCGACATTGCTCAGGTCTGTACACTCGCTGATGGGCGGGCGCCCCGTGTTCTTTGGCAACGAAACTGATGAAGAAATGGCTATTGCTGAGCGTTTGTTCCGTCAGAAAAGAACGGCTGCTAAGCGTCGTTTGTCGCCTATCATTGATGCTCTGAGGGGTATGGCTCAGAGATACCCAGAACTGAGCAAGGATTTCGCTGACGAACTGAAGGAGATTTCCAGATGAATACTGAAAAACGCCCTGAGATTATCACTCAGTTTCTCAATAGTTTTAGCGACCAAGAGAAGAATGACTTGATGGACTTGGAGGATGAAGCACGGGAAGTTTCCGCACTTCGTTCCAAACTCCTCAAGAAAAACCTTACAGGCAATAATGAGGTAGAACAAGATGTATCGGGAGAATAGAAACAGCCAAAGAACCCCCCAATGGGTGAGAATGTCGGTTAAAGACTTCGTTGCGAACGCCCCGATGGAGTACAAGGGCGGTGGCTACACCAAGCCGATGTTGAGGGAAAGCATAAAGAACCGCATTATGCGTGGCGGTAAGGGAGGAAGACCAGGTCAGTGGTCGGCACGTAAGGCGCAGTTGCTTGCTCAGGAATACAGAAAGGCTGGGGGCGGTTACCGCACGGGCAGACCATCACGGGCGCAACGTTCGTTGAAGAAATGGACTAAGCAGAGATGGAGAACTTCTGATGGGAAGCCGGCTGAGCGGGGCGGTCGGATGCGAAGGTACTTGCCAGATGCGGTGTGGAAGCGACTGACACCAGAACAACGAAAGGCGACCAATCGCAAGAAACTTGCTGGCGACAAGAAGGGCAAGCAGTTTGTAAAGAACACAGAAACTGTCGGCAAGATTTCTGCTAGATACAGGGCCAAGAAATGAGTGACGAACAGGAACGATACGTCCCGCCGCACGAGCGAGAACACCTGTATCTCATGGAACTCGGAAAGTTTCCACCACTCACGTCACGTAAGGTCAGAAACCGCTATCGTGATTTGGTCAAGACTTGGCGACACGACACCGCAAGATACAGATACAAAGAGATGATTAGGGAAGCAGAGGAGTACTTTACTCTCTCGCAAGGCGACCCAGACAATGCTCACTTGTTCTATTTTCAGCGCAATAAGGACGCTAAACCAGACGACTACCTATTTTTCTGACTTGTCTGACGAATTCGCAGTTTGCCTTCGTCGTCGCCACTTTTTACCCAGTCCTCATGATTGGCATAAAAAGTCCAACCATCAAAAACCATCTCCTCAAGGAGGTGCATGGTTGACTTGTTGGGTGCCCCGTCAAGCCATGAAAACCATTGAACCTCATAATGGTCGCCGTGTTGGGCAGTGATTTTGCCCTGTTTATCTATGGGTCGATAATTCGGGAATCCCTCATACTCGCCCTTTTGCCTGTGGGTGTGAACGAAGCGACCAACTAAAGAATCTGCTGATTGACTATCCATAATCCCCTTTGTGCTGAGATGCTTCGTGTCAGACTCTCAGGACTGACTTAACGAAGCACTGCTCAGTCGGACCTTAGAAGGGTTCGCTCTCGTCACCCACGGATGCTGCCACCTTGGCGGTTGCGGGTCGCGTGCGCGGGGCCGCCTGCGTGCGGGCGGGCTGTGAGTTCTCCTGCTTCACACGGCGCTGAACTGATTCCAGCGAACGGGTGGCGATACCGATTTCATCGGCAATGAGGTCCACGACGGACTTCTTGTTGCCTTCCTTGTCCTCGTATGAACGCTGTTCCAAGCGACCAGTGACGACGACTCCGATGCCCTTTTCAAGAACACGGGCTGAGTTCTCTGCCAGATAACGCCATGCGGTCACGTTGAAGTAGGAAGTCTTTTCCTGCTTCTCTCCGTTTGCGTCGGTGTATCCGTAGTTCACTGCTACGCCAAATGCGAGGCGAGGCGCCCCGCTCTGTGTGTATTCAAGTTTCGGGTCGTTGGTGACGTTCCCCGAAATGGTGAGTGTTGCTGTTGCCATTACCTTGTTTCTCGCTTCCTTGTTGTTTCGTTTAGCGGGAGTGAATACCCCCGACACCTAATCTACTTGCTCTCGTCTAGAAAATCAGCGAGCAAGTCGTCGATGGGGACAAGTTTCATCGTCGCCGTGATAACGCCGTTCTCGTCAATGCTCGTTGTATCAAGCGTGACGGCTTCCAGCATCGTTGAGGCGAAGTCCAAGCAGGCGTCCCGGTCTTCCTCGCCGACCAACTTGCCGATGAACTCAGCGAAGTGGTCAAGAACGTTGAGCCTGATTTCCTCTGGGGATAGGTCGCTCATTGTAGACCCCACGCCCTAAGCCACGCATTTGCGACTGACTCGGCTTGTTCGTTGCTTTGGCATGGAATGTGGAGAATGTGGCTGTCGGAACTGTCGCCCGTTGGGCTACTAATCCAGACTTCCACAAGGTTTCCGTTGGTTGTGATTGTCGTTGGAATGCCTTTGAGCGCACCCCTAGACGAAATGATTGTGGTCATGCCAACACCTTACAGGCAAAAATGGTGTAAGGCAAGTTATGCGCCCGCCATTGCCGACAGCCCCGCCCGCGACCGGCGAAGAAGGTGTGGCGCTGCGAAAGCCGTGATAGTCGCCAAGTGAAGTGGCACTATGTCCTCGTAACTGCCATAACCGCCAGCCATGACGATAACCGTACGGGCCCCGAGATTGAGGATGCGCTCTGCGACCATTGCTTCACGGCGCTCAACGACATCTGGCTCAATGAATGGGAATACATCCACACCAGCGTTGTAGAACACAATTGCGGGACCGATGGACGCAAGCCTGTTAAGCGCATCGCCAACACCGAGTAGGTATCTGTCTGGGTCGTCACACAGAATGGCCTGGCTGTTGTAGTTGCTTTCGTAGCCGTCAAAGTCAGAGGTGGAAAGGTCTACCTGTTTGATTTCTGTACCACCGATGTAGTCGTTGGTCCCGCCGCCGAAGTGGGCGTCAAGGTCAAGAATGGCGACTTGCTGCCCTGTAAGTTTCGCAGCGTACATAGCACCAATCGCTAGCGAGTTCACCGTACAGTAGCCACGACCCACATTCCGACGGGCGTGGTGAAGCCCACTAGAAAGTGAGCATGAATGGTCATAGCCAGCAAGAACATCATCCACAGCGCACAATACGCCTGCGGTTGAGTTCAGGACTGAGTGATACACGCCGTTATCCCAACTGAATGAGTTGCTCTCCGCCAACGCGCGGGGCCGTCCAGTCATCACTGCTTGTAAGTACTCAGCATCAACGCCGTCAGCAATAGATGACTGCGCCTTTGCCAGCGCACTAGGAATACTTGCTGGGTCTTTGACCCTCACCCACTCGGACAAGCCAACTTCTGGCATTTGTAGCGAGCGAGCAATGTATCGGGATTTCTGGAATGTCTCAAACTGAGTGTCCGTCCCGCAATAATCTTCGTTCCAATAAACATTCATGTTAGTCATAGTGATAACAATGATACGGCGCAAGAGGGGTAAAGCCAACCCCCACCAACGCCTCGGGGGGACATTTGGGCGTTGATGGGGGTGACTTTGTTGCCTTACTGCTTTCTAAAGCGAGTAAGAAGCACCGTGACTAGCACGGTTGCCACAATAAGCGAATACGAGACATACTCGCTAATGCGAATGGTCAAGTCCACTTTGTTCCCCCTTTCTTAGTAGGTACGCTATCACCTTACAGGCAATAATGAGATACCGCAACTAGTTCCTTACGACCAGCCACAAGAAGTAAAAGAATATAAAGGCACCGAAGCCCACAATCTCATGCGTCAGCATTGCCGAGGGCCCCGTCTATGCGGGGTATCCACTGTCCGCCAACACGATAGAAGCCCATCAGTTCGGCGTAATCAGTATCATCATGAAACACGACTTCACGGCAATAGTCGCATATCTCAGACTGAGAATATATGCGCTCAACGGGGCAGGTACAGGTATTTTTGTCTGTCATATCGCCCCGCTCAGCAACTTTCCCAGACTTCGCCGTTGCGCAGTTCTAGGCGACAGTCGTTACTTGTTGGTAACCAGATTTGCCAACCAGCCTGAATGGTGGTCCCGTAGGTGTTCACCAGATTATCTGTGACTGCCTGAATGTTGCCGTCGCACTTGGCTTGGGCAATAGCCCAGAGTGTGTCACCATACTGAACCGTGTGTGGCTCAGGGTCGCAAGTGAACCTATCGGCGTTGGCTGATGCCAACCCGATTACGCCCACAAGCCCGACGCAGGCAGCAACCCACGCCAAGGCGTGACGAACCTGCCTAGTCCGATAGTTGTGAATGTTGAGTTGTTTCATACTCCCACCTTACAGGCAATAATGAGATACGCCGACCTCACCATTTGGTGGGTCGGCGCACCTCAGCCACTAGCAAGCGAGGTCGGGGTCACCCTCGCAAGGCAAGCCCTTGGCAACGCTGTTACTGTCGCAGGCACACATGACGCAAGTAGGACCGTCATTTTCTGGCAAGATATGCCAGAGGTGACTGTCGTGTATGTCGTTGTGTAGCCCAACCATGTGGTTAGTGTCGTTGTTCATGCGACCACCTTACAGGCAATAATGCCATAAACCTACCTACACGGGCGACCGCCCCGATGCCTCGCCCAACGAACCCAAGCAAACATAACTAACGCGGGGCCCCCAGGGGAAAGCGCTTTTTCTATACCTTACGGTGGCGGAAAGGCTTTGTGAACGCCCCGCTATTCGGTCAACTCGTCGTTGAGTTCCGCCGTCACGAGTGCCATGTGGCAGAAAAAGTACAGGAGTAGTGTACCGAACATCCACATGCCCAGCAGTGGTGGTGATGGCATGATTATCGCCCCCACCAACATCAGCAACAGGTGTGCTGTTACCAGCATCGCTAATAGTTTTGAGTATCTATCCATGCTCTTACCTTACAGGCAATAATAGTATTGCGCTACAGCCAGAACCATGCGGTTTCTCGTGCGGTGCCGAAGGCCCCGTCGGTTTGCTCGCCAAGCCATTTATGCGCTTTGTCTTTGCACGAACTCCCCCTGAATACTTCCACGGTTTGCGTGTTCGTCTGCAAGTTTGTAAGGGTTAGGCGACGAACCATGTCGGGGTACAGGGTTCCGTTCTGACGCAAGTCGCCACGCTCAATCTTTACACTCCAATGTTCGGCTCGGGGCTCCGCCGCAAGTGCCAAGTTCACTATCTCGACTTTGTTGATGCTCACTTGTCCAGCACCCACTCGATTACTTCGGCTTGTTCGTCAGTGACATCGTCGGTGAGTGGGGCAGAGAAGTAGTCCTCCAACTGGCCAGTAGCCCACTCGTAGAACTGCTCCATTACCTGCTCAGCCTCTTCAGGGTTGAGCCCTTCCAGATTTACCTTTGGCATTTTGTTCATACCTCAACCTTACAGGCAATAATCGTCTTGTGCAACCAAGTCACTTATAGTGACGATGCGACCACGCCACAGCGACTTCCACGGCGACCGCCCCGCTGACCGGAGGCCCTGGGCGTGTTCCCAACGACATTGTTCTTCCCAATAGCAGTCGTATTCCTCTTCAGACATTGCCTCCAAGTCGGCGTCAGTTGGGTCGTAGTAGCGGGGCCAGCGCTGCCACTTGTAAACGGGTTCAAGCAACTTCATCGTCAATAAGCCTTTTGACTAGATAGCCAATCGCTGCACAAGACACCACGAGTATTGCGATGAACAGGTCCCATTCGCCCCAATGGGACCTCCAGTGCCCCGCCAGCATTACTGGGAGACGAACTTCTGGAAGTCAGAGATGACGTCTGCTATTGCGCCCTGAACATCATCCCCACTTTCGGTAATCTCCTCGCCAAACAACGGCAGTCCGTTGTCGCCATACTTGTAAGAGATTACGGTGTTGGTGCGCCGCCCCGAGATGTCAAACACCATTACCGAGAGAACTTCACCAACTGAAGGGTCTACTTCTTGCGTAAACGCCCTCTGTAAGTCGCCACGCCGAATCTCCTCATTTGGATTTTTGTTTTCCTTGATGTATGCCTCAACAATAATTCCCACCATTCGGGGCACCCCATGTTCCATAAACGCTTGCTGAAGTTCATGGTGTAGTACGTCTGGGGCTGGGACTTCTTCACTTGGTGGAGTCATGGCGATAATGGTTATTGCGTCGTCAGTCTGCCAGATTAGGAATGGCGGTGCGTCCGCTGGCCCCGAGGAATCAGAACACATAATCAACTTGGCTCCCTTGGCGAAGGTTACGGCTGATTCGGCAAAACGCTTGAATTTCCGAGAGTTGCCTTTAGCCATTCTGCTGCGCCTTTGAGTAGCGATAGTTCTCATACAAGTCGTGAGCGTGGGCAAAGATGATTTCTTCGTACTTGTCGCTCTCATACACTTCTTCAGTATGGGGCAAGCGGGCGCTATCAACTAGTTCGTGAAGCGCCTTTTCGTACCAATACTCCACGACTTCGTCAGGTTGGTCGCACAGGGCGAACGTAATGGGGTTGTCATTCATAATCTGACCTTACAGGCAATAACTCATTATTCCAACTGTCCGGTTTATGCGGGGCCCGTCGTCGGGCCGTGTTGGCGCTCACACCGCCCTCAGTCGCTCGACGTACTCGCACTGGTCGTTTATGGGCGCATCAGTAAAGTCCTGAGCAGTCAGTTCTCGGTCTATGCGGCCAGTCAGGCAAGACAGGCACAGCATTCCCTCGCCAGCCCCGTGCTTGTCCCACAGTTCGTCGTGAACCATGTAATACTCGCCGTACTCGGCGGTGTGGATACCGCAGTCGTGGCAGTCAAACGCCCCACTCCAATAGAAGTCATCATGCTCATCTAGGTAGGCATCTAGGTCAGCGTCGGTCATCATCACCCCTCTCCCTCGTGGAAAGGATACCAACCCCAACCGCCGTCGTTGCAGCAGTCGCATTCGTTGTCTGCGATTTCCCGATAGCAGGAGTCGCAGTATCCAGGGTTGTATGGGTTGTTGCTCGGTGTGTTCTCCATGCCTACACCTTACAGGCAATAATGGTATAGTCCTACCGCACAACCGCACAAGGTTATCCACAGGCTGTACACAGGTTATCCACAGGCGCACCCCAGCCGCCGCCATGCGGCAGCCCCGTGGTCACGCCACGTGCGGAAACCAATAAATACAAAAAGCGGGACAACCCCCAAAAAATGTGTTTCTCTATGTCTTACGGTGGCGGAAAGGCCTTGGGGCTAGGCCCCGTTTCGTCTATGAGACATAGAACCTGACGGCCTCTTTGGTGGTCAGCAGGTCTCGGTCGTAGCGGTGGTCATACCAAGCCCCGGAGAAGCGATAGAGAACGCTCGTCAGGGCCTTGTAGAGGATTTCTTCTTTCTCCTCTGGCCACTGCGTATCGTCTGCCTCGGCCCCGGCCGCCTCAAGGGTGGCCATAGCCTCGGTCAGTAGGAACTTCAGTTGTTCTACTCGTTCGGTCAGTTTCTGTGTCTCTTCCATACTGTCATCTTACAGGCAATAATGATGTACCACAACTGTAGCCTTATCCCATTATTGCCTGTAAGGTCTTGGTATGACACCGACCAACAATCCATACAACAGCGAGTATTGCGATGCCTGCGACACCTACCTCAAGGGTGACGAGTGCGCCTGCCACAATGACGGTGGCTGGGGCTGGTATCCATTCCACAACGAAGAAACCGAGGACTAAGTTCCGGACAGGGGCTTGGTGAGCAGTAGTGAAAGCCCGAGGCATTGGGTGAAAGCCGACTGTCGCCTAGATGCTCATCAGGCTGGGGGGTTGGGGCCGCATCATTGGATGCGACAACCTCAACCCCCACCTGCGGGACGTATCGCTAGAACAGTTTCTCTTGCTGTTCTCTAGTTTCTTTGGTGAAACAGAAGTCGTGGCGATAACGGTAATGCTCTTGCTCTACTGAGAACATGGTCTTGCCTTGTCTTATCCAGCAAGTGGCGAGCCGCACGGTCGTCCCGCCCTTTGGGTCAATCTCGTACCCACACAGTTCACAAGTGTAAAGGGGTGGCACACCTACCACAGCAACTCAACTTTCTCCATTGTCTCATCTGCGACTTCATCTTGATAAAACGGGTCAAACTCGCTTCCTCGTATTGAGTCGGCAACATCGGGGCGTCGCTCAGCGAGCATGTTGAAGAATACTTGACCTGCTCGCATCGCCTTGTTGGGCGAAGTGCTTCTCAGGTGATGCTCAAAGTTGATGGCGAAGTCCAACAGGAACTGATTGAAGGAATCACTCATTGAGGGCGTCTAAACGATGAAGAATGTGGGGTGTGCGCTCCCCCACCCAAGCACCTTGACAGTTGAACTCAATGTATTCAACCGCCTCGTCGTAGGACAGACCGTCCCGCGTCATCAACACGCTCACCATCTTGTCAAAGTCATAAACTGCCGTTTCTGGCTCGTTTATTCGTGTGGTGTAGCCGAGAAACGCGTCATCAAACCCATCCATCAGAAGAAGGTTCATGTCAGCGTCTTTCAGCGCCCTGTCAATCGCGGGACGGGTCGGCACTATTTCAGAACTTCTGCTGGCTTTACCGACAGCGTTTCGCACAGACGAAACAGCGTGTTGAGGTTTGGCGAGAAGTGGTTGTTCTCAATGCGGTTCACAGTCTTGCGGTCAATGCCAGACTTGTCGGCAAGTGCGTTCTGCGACATGCCCCGCTCGATACGAAGGTCTTTGAGTTTCTCGGCAACTCGTCGTTCCTTCTTTATGATTTCTGATTTCTTCATTTCTTCTCCTATGGGTGTGTGTATTGCTAGGTCAGTCATAGTACAGTCTCATTTCTTGCTTTGCAAGTCGTGTTATTGCTCCTTCATTATGAAGTAGTTTGCGACAACTACGAACACGCCATAAGTGACTAGGAATACCGCAACATAGTTCATACGCCGTTCCACTTCCACTTGCGACAAGCCTGCTTGTCAGCCTGCTTGCGCTTGTCGGTGTGGGTCTGCGCTCTGGTGCGTGAGCCGTCAGCGAAGGCTTGACGGTCTGTCTCGTTCCACTTGCGTCGTTTCATAGAGTTCCCCCTGCCACCCCCCTATCAGGCAAGGGGGGTTGGCAGGATTAGTAGTTACGCCTGATACCTAAACCTTACAGGCAATAATGCGATAAGGCGACTTGGGCTGGGGTTGCCCCCGTGCTTGGGGCGACAGCCCCGAGGGGGCCGGCGACGGGGTTCGTGATAGGCTATTATGACGATTATGAGTAATAACACCAATGACATGGATGATTTCCGGGACTGGCGCTTTGATGCGCCCAATCGCGAGCACATGCTTGAACGCAGAGTCAAGGAACTTGAAGACACTGTGTCTCGCTTGGAGAAGGAACTAAGCCGTATGAAGTCAAAAGACTTTGACGCCATTGCTTACAGAAATGAAAAGACAATTAGCGGGGCAGGCAACAAGACGATTGGTGCTTTGGCTGGCACCATTAGCATTCTTCCAGAATCACCGCACAAGGCTGACTAATGGCCGAAGAGAAGCCACAGCAGCCCCGCGAGACTGTCGTGCGGGTTACTTCGGATGACAAGAAGAAGCAAGTGCCTCGCTTTGTCGAGCCCCGCCCACGCGGGTCGTCTTGCTGCCCAGGCCGATAAAAGCATAGAACGGGGCCGCGCTGTGGCGGTCTGGGGGTTTCCCCCCAGACCCACGCTGCCCTATTGGGCGAGCGTGTCGGCTACCAGCCGCGCTACGTGAGCGCGTAGGCGTGCCGTCGCGTGCCAGCCGCGCTCTGCGACCGCCGCGTCAAGCGCGGCGAGCAGGGCGAGCGCGAGCGCTATGCGCTGCGACTTCATGTCCCCCCTTGTCCCCCCCACCCCCCACCGCGTCGGGCGCTGCGGCGGGGGCGGGGGCTTGGTTGGTGATGCCCGACACCAACATCTTACAGGCAATAATGGTGTACCACAACTAGCCCCATTCGTGCGCGGGCGCACAAGCGCGGGCGCACACACGCGCACGCGGGGCCGCAGGCGCGTACGCGCATACGTGCGCGCGAACGCGGGACAAAGGGCAAAAAGTGTGTTTCTCTATGCCTCACGGTGGTGGAAAGCACCACGCGCCAGCCCCGTGCGAGCCGGCCTTGCCGTATGTGAGATTGCTAACTTTATGTAGGTATCTCGTCTGCGTATTCCAGCGCAATGTCCAACTCATCACGATTGGTGACGGCCCCGTTCACGACGGCCCAAGCGAGTTGCTGTGCTTCTTGTTCGCTTCTCGCATACACAGTTGTCGTCAGACTGAAACAGACATGGAATGGCGCTCGAGCGGGGCCCCCCGCCGTGGGGTCACCGCTCATTTCGGCTGCCACCCTTGCGGAGTGCGGATGTGATGTAGTCGGCCTGCCCTGATGATGTCGTTGGTGATGCTGAGTAGTGCGCCCACCCACTCAACTTCGGTAAGGCCTTGCTCTGCAATGTAGTCATCCTGACGGCCTGCAGCGAAGTCTCCCCACAGGGCAGCGATGGCATCCTTGCCGACTGCGCCTATGCCGAGATAGTCGTCGGCCAGAACTGAGATGAGTGAGTTGTCGTGTGTCGTGGTCATACCCTTACCTTACAGGCAATAATGGATTAGTGCTACTCAGGGCCGCTGGGGTGCGGCCGCCCCGCTGCGCGGGTGCTTAGCGCACCACCAGCACACTATGTTGTCGTGGTGGTCACTCCATGTTGGCAAGTAGTTGTCGTGCGCCACGGTCATTGCGTCGCCACAGTCAGGGCAGGGCTTACCCTCGTCGGAGTGCGTCACTTGGCTAACTCTCGCCAAAGACGGAACTCAAAGAGTCCTGCGATGGGGTTCGGGTATCCGACTATCTCATTGACCCAGCGTTCAGCGTCGGAGTGCTGAGTCTCACAGTTGCGGAATGACTTGCCATAAGTGCCAATAAGGGTGCGGTCACGCTTACCTCGCTGGATGTTGATGTGTATCTCGTCAGTCTCAGGGCTATGGAGAACTGCGAGTATCCATGTTGCCGAGTAACCGCCCCATAGGTCAGTTGTCTCAAACTCCACCGAGTAGGTGGCGATGTCTAGGGGTTCAAGTTGGTGTTCGGTGATTACTTCCATGCTCATACCTTACAGGCAATAATGCCCTAAGCCAACTCTCCGCAGTGTCGGCATACAAACTGACTGTCGTTCTCCACACAGCCGTACCAGCCGTCATAGCGTGAGTCAGTCTGGGCATGGTCATCGCAACAGTAGGTGGCGATGTCTACGGTGTCTCCGTTGGTGTCGGTGATAATGACTATGTTCATGCCCCTACCTTACAGGCAATAATGGGATAGGGCAACTGCCGTGTCGCACCGCCCGCCGCAGGTGGCGGCGGCCCCGCCCTCGGCTCGAACGTACAAACAACAAACCCTGAAAACCGGGACTAGGCCAAAAAGTTGTTGTCTCTATCCTCTACGGTGGCGGAAAGGGCCAACGCGGGACCCCTCGTTAGATTTCCACACACTCTTTCACGATTATTTCTAGGTTGTCTCTGCCCCATCTACCATCAGCGTCGTCGCCGTGCGCAAAGGTGTCACCCAAAGCGTCGCTCGCCAAGTCAAGGGCTATCATGCCACTCTCGTCGGGGGTCCCGTCCATTTCGTCTAGAAGTATGGTTACTTCCATGACCACTTTATGAAGTGCCACAACTCAACCTCAGATACGCCGTGCCACACTTGACGGTGGGCAGTCTATGTATGGGTAATGAATAGGCTCGGTGTCCTCGCATAGGCAGAACCCGAAGATACCCACTTGCGTTTCGTGCGTGAGCGTGGCTAAGTCACCCCAACTCATCTGCTCGCCCCGCTCGTGGGCTTCACGCCAATAGGCAATAAACTCTTGTGGGGTCATTTCTTCTCCTCAGCGTCGTCGCTCAGCATTTCGCTCAGCATTTCTTGGTTCTTTTCGTGGAGTTCTTGGGCTGGTCGCATTATTTCTCCAACCAACTCAAGCACAAGTTCGTGTATGGTCTTGCTTTCGCTCATACCTACACCTTACAGGCAATAATAGTATTAGACACTTTACCAGCATCTATCCATGTTTCGCCGTTAGAAGCCCACAATCCGAACTGTCGCATGACTGCGAGACGCCCCGCATCTCCGAGTTCGTCGTTTAGCACGGCAAGGTCAGCGTTCACCTCATCAAGTTCTTCCTGAGTGCCTTCATCTTCCAATCGCCAACGGTTGAGTATCGCAAGTATGAACGCCTCGTATGCGCTCAACTTGTAGTAGCCCTCGCCGTCTGGCGCAATAGACAGAACCAAACTCATAAACTCATCAAGCGTGGCATAGGTTGGCAATACCCCTGATACCGGGGCCCCACCGTCACCCCCTTGCGGAGTGGCGGTTGGGGTTGTAGTGGGGGCGGTCATACCGCCACCCCCACCGTGACCCTCGTATGTGGTTTCAGCGTGACAACTTGGTTCACAGCGTCGTTGGTAATGTCACCTGACGCAACCGCCTTGTCAAACTTCTTGGTATCCACTTTCAGGGCAGTCACCTTGTCAAAGGCGTTAGGTGCGACCATGCGGAGAGTGTCAAGGTCAAAGACCCTATTGTTCACTTCCTCAATGGCGACCATGTGACCGTCGCTAGTGGCGTGTCGGGTAATGCCTGCTAGGGCAAAGTCTGCTTCCAGCGTCGCACGGTGCTTCGCTAGTGCTTCCTCAGCCTCTTTCAGGTTGTCGTAGGCTCGCTTGTAAGCGTCAGCCGTTTCGGTGAGTGTTGTCATGCTATGACCTTACAGGCAATAATGGGATTACGCAACCTACGCTGAGTGGTCGCCTGACCACAGAACTAGCGCACAAAGTTATCCACAGGCTATCCACACCCGCCGTAGTCGGCTGCCCCGCTTCGCTGGGGCTGGGGTGTTGCGCCTGCTGCCGAAACCCGGGGCCGGTGGGTGCGCTTATCTCTATCCTCTACGGTGGTGGAAAGCGTACTTGATGCGGTAGTAAGCCGACATAACTTTATCCCAAAGCGTCATTCTGTGGTCGTCTCCGCCCCGCATGATGGCATCAAGCAACCGCTTCATTTCGTCGTTGGTCATTTCTTCTATTGGTTTGATGTGTGGTTTATTCATAGTCCTATTACGCACGACCTACCCCGAACTGTGACACTTCGGCGTAGATAAGTTCGTATGACTTTATCCGAAAGTCCTCGTTGTCGTGCTTCTTGCTCAGGTGTTCTAGTTCGGCTACGCCCTCGGCGTAGTAGAAGATTTCTGTGTCGGTCACCCCGAACTCGTCTGAGATTACGTCGCCGTTATCGTCGGCAAGTTCCTTGCCCAGCGAGATGTAGCGTGCGTGCGCCCCGTTGGTCGGGTCGTCGTTCCAGATAATCTCGCACTCAGCCCCAATGGCTACCTCAGTCATGCTGCGCCCCTCTTTCGCCAAGTGGTCGGGTCAAGTGGGCATACTGCTGGCTCGCTAAACACCTTCTCGTAAAGGTCACGCCCTGCCTGCCAATCGGTTGCCCAATCGCCGTCTGAGCCAATGTCCACAATGTCGCCGTAGATGACTTTCGCACGAATGAGTATGGCGGTCACTACTGCGTCGTAGGGCTTCTGGGCGGTCTTACAGAAGTCAAATATTTCGTTCTCCTGAACCGTGCCACGCTTGTAGGCTCGCTGGTGGTCAGGTTGCTCAGGTGCGCCTTCCCACGCAAATCCCTCGTAGGCTAAGCCGTCTTTCTCAGAGCCGTTGAGTGCGAAGTAGGACTCGGTGAACTCAGGTTCGCCGTCGCCCCACGCCCCACAGATTTCCAAGCCTTGCGCCTGAGCCTCGGCAATAATCGCCTTAGCGTCAAGGGCAAGCCTGCCATACTGCTCGGCAGTACCGACATTTCGCTTGTCTCGGGTGAAGTAATGTGTGTATCCCATACTTAGAACTTACAGGCAATAATGATGTAAGCCAACTCGATTACAGCGTGGCTTCGTGAGCGTCGTCTAGGCACTCAGCGCAAGTCCCGTCGCCGTTCATTACAGATGCGTCACGATGTATCGGGCATACTTCGTTGCCCTGTGCGTCTGCGTATTTCAACTGAATACTGACTACCTCATCGTCGGGGCAGGTGAACCGAATGTCCACGCTGAACCAACCCATAACAGTCCTCAGTAGGTTGTCATAATCTGATTGCGTCGCCTCTGTGTGAAAGGCTTGCCACTCGCTATCGGGCAGCCCCGCTCGTTCCATGATGCGCTTGATGCGCCCCAGAATGGCGAAAGCATTTCCATCTTCGCCCACCATAGGGATAACTATGTTTGGATACTTAGTTTTCACGCTTTGACCTTACAGGCAATAATGGTGTAACGCAACCTCAGCAGATTTGGAAACCACCACAGCCCTCTAAGAACTCGCAGAACTCAGCGACATTTTCCGTTGAGAACGGATACTCAGCCTCAAAGCCAAGCCTAGAACCTTCGCCGTTACAGCCATTACACGAGCCGTGTGTGCGACCTGTAAGTATCTGTATTTCAGTAGGCAGTTCCTTAGTTGGCATTTCGTGTGCCACCCCCACCTCGTCGGTGCGGATACCTGTTCCGTCACACCAATCGCATTTCTCTCTGGGCAGGCTCGCCAAGTATTCGTTGTATTTGCGCTGATACTCAGCAGTAATGCCGTTATCCAAGTCGTAACGAAGTGCTTTGGCAAGTTCCAACGCCTTTTCAGCGTCTAGACCTGCGCCGTCGTTGCTATGCCAATACTCAGGGTCGCAACCGCTTGTGGCGATTTCGCCGTGTTGCGACAAGATGTAGTCGGCTAACGGTCTCCACCACCAGACATTATTGCGGAAGTAGTGACCTTTTTCAGTTGTCGGCTCTATGCCGTAGACATCCATTCCCATAGCAGTACCTTACAGGCAATAATGCCTTATCACAACTCCACGCCTTCGGCTATCGCCAAGAAGCCGGGGCCATTCATTTCGGGGTCTCTCGTAGGAAGAACTACCGTGCCGTCAGTCATCACGATTTGTATGACAGGCTCATTTATGTCATCCCAGCCCAAAGCCTCAAGTTCTAGGGGTTGAACAAGTCGCACCGAGCGCACCTTTTTGCCAACGATGGCCCCGTAATACTCAAGTGCGCTTATCTCTGTTTCGGTAATCATTCGCACTCCTCTTCGTATGGCTCGCCCTCAGCCTCAATCCAACAGTCAAGGTGGTGACCCTCTGCGATTGCGTGGGCTGGTGCTTGCGTCTTGCCTCGCCATGACACGCCCTCAGGCAGGTCAATCTGGCGGTCATAATCGCCCTCGTTACACGCCTGAATAGCCTCAATACACGGCTCAATCATGCTCGTAGGCACAGGTGGGTAGTGATTATTCGTTAGGTGGATTGCGAGTGCTTGGCGCATACTCAGCGAGTGCGCCAACTCGTCTGCCATAAGCCTGCCCATTTCAGTTCACCTTCAGGAAGTTGAAGTTGGGCTTGACGATTGAGTTCACGGCTTTGCCGTATCCCTCTTCTTTGCCTGCCTTGCGGATAAGCCCCCACACAGCGTCGCTAACACCTGCGTAGATGTAGCGACCACCGTTGAGATACTGAACCGTGAGTGTGCGCTCACGCTTCTCGTATCGGATTTCGGCAATCGCCGTTGAGTGCTTGGGTTTGATTGTGTTTCGCTTGAACATACTTAGACCTTACAGGCAATAATGAGTTATGCCAACTCGTTGTCTTTGCCAAACTGCAACATGGGCAGTTCCTCAATGACAGGCGAGTTCACACCGTAGAACACGGTAACCTCATCTACCTTATTGCCCTCAGCGTCATAGACATAGAGTGCGACAACAGAGAAGTCCACACTGCCGTCTTTGCGGAAGTAGGTCTTGACCTGCTTGGTGATTTTAGTTGCGTTGTGAATGTCAATGTTTGCCATGCCACCACCTTACAGGCAATAATGGGATAACGCTACTTTGACAGTTATCCACAGCCTGTGGATAACTCCTGCGTGCCGCCGGCCCCGCAGTCGCATCACAGCCGCACCGCCAAGAAACCGGCTCGAGCCGGGACTCGTCGTGTGTTTCTCTATCCCCTACGGTGGTGGAAACGGTTGTCGGGTGGGGTTTCCCCCACCCGAACTTCACCGATTACAGGTACTCGGATACCGAACGGAGAGTGTTTGCTGAAACATACTCATCATCTGAGAGTTCCAACATACGCAGGGCGTTGGTAATCGCTTCCTTGTCTTGTCGCCAGCGATAGTCCTCGTAGGTCTTGGGCTGTTCTGGCTGTTCTGGCACAAGTGACTTCGGAATAGAGACAGTCACTTGGAACTCTTTGGTGGTCTTGCGCCGACCACCGTAATAACGGTTTTCGTCTGCGCTTTCCAGAGTTGCCTTGCCAGACTTGACGAGTTTGAGAATGGTGGCGGTGTACGCTTCCATTTCCTTGTCGTACTGAGCCTGCTTCTTGTCGTTGTTCTTGTAGTCGGCTTCCAACTCTTTCAGTTTTGCTTCCAGAGTGGTAATCAACTTGGCTTTCTTGATTTTCAGGTTGAGCGACCTAGCCATTATCGCTTACCTCTTGTGGTGGTGTTCATACCTGAACCTTACAGGCAATAATGCTTTATCGCAACTTTCGTCGTGGGACACAAGTGACGGCCCCGGTGGGTGCGCTTCGCCCACTCCACGCACTTCTCGTCGTGGAGTGGGCTAGGCGTTGGGGGGACTTGTTTAGTTGTCCCAGATTGCGAGTGCGCTATCTCGTAGCGCACCTTGCCCATCGTTCTGAACCATCAGTTCGGTGTTGGTCGGGTCGCCGTAGAAACGGAGTGCCGAACCGAAGTCGCCGTTCTTGCCAACTAGGCACAGCATAGCGACACGCCGACGCTCAGGGTGTTGCGAAGGCGCAACCGTCTCGTCGTCGTTCTCGTCGGTGGGCGCAGCCCAACCTGCCGTGTAGAACGCAAGTTCGTCGTTGTTGGAGAGCATATCCCCTGCCGTTGCCAGCAGTTGATAAATGTCGCTATCCACCAACTTCTCGTCGTGACGAATAACAGGATTACCGTTCTCGTCATAGGAGACAGGCGCAATCCACGCCTTGACCTTGGGACTTGGGGGTGTATCGGGCGACAAGGCGACTGCCCCCAGCAGGTTCATCTTGTCGGTGAGTGTGAGTGTGTTCATACCACGACCTTACAGGCAATAATGGTTTACGACAACCCTTGTGTGTGCGAAGCAGGATTGCCCACCCCCCTTGAGCCGTTGGCCCCGAAACTTTGAACTTTCTGGTTTGGGCTGCCATTTTTGCCTTCAACGCAACAACCTGCTGTTTGTCACTGCCGCACGCGCGCGGCGGGGCCAATCGGTATATGGCTATGTCTTACGGTGGTGGATAGCACAGGGGGACGACTGTTTATTTCAGCAGCCTATTCAGCATCGGCAACGACATCTATTGCTAGAAGTAGCGGCGTCCCGCCCCAGCCATGTCATCTGCCCCTGTGCTACATCTCCACTTCGTAGAAGTGTGTAGGGTCTGGTGCTTTCTTGGTAATCAAGTACCCAATGCGATTGACGTAATGGTAGCCATCTACGATTACCGTGCCGTCCTCGCCATCTATGTAAGTCCAAACATAGTGGGTTGGTTCGCTTGCGTTAGAGGTGGTGACGACGAATAGAACTTCCTCGCCGTAGGTCTCAAACAACAAACCACCCAAGCCTGCGTCATCCGACAGGTGGTTCTCAATGGGCTGAAACTCTTTTTCCCAAGCCTCAAAGTCCATCTTCTTGATAGTTAGTTTTACGCTCATGGATAAATCTTACAGGCAATAATGAGTTATGCCGACCCAAGCCTTGCCATCAGGGTTGCATGCATATCGGAATCACGATTTACATCTTCTTGTGTGGTGATGTCTTCCCACTGCTCGGTCTCGTCATCCCAGATGGCCCCGTCTGGGAAACGTGCATCAAGAGAGTTGTGGTCAATATGGAAGACAGGCTGTCCGTTTTCCATCCAGCACTCAACGATGAAGTAGTGCTTTTTCATTTCTTGCCACCCATGTAATGCTCAATGATGCGACGAAGCCCTGCTCCGTGTTCATACCACTCGCCGTGTGGGTCTGCGCCCTGTTCATACTCGGCTTTGAGTTCTGCTGGCAACTCGTCGGTGTTGATGATTATTGCTTCATCAACAGCGAAGTAGGTGTCAGTTCCTGGGTGTACGACGATTAAGTTCATGTTTGTACCTTACAGGCAATAATGCTCTATGCCAACTCTGCTTCTATGCGGAAGTTGGAAATGTCCATCGGAAGTAGGTCGTCGCTAATAACGGCGTCCATCGCCTTGCTCTCGGCGTCGGCCCCGTCCTCGGCGAACACCGTGACGGTTGTGATGTGGTAGTCGGCAACGAAATGCACGTTCCAACGAGTTAGGGTGTCAGTCATACTCACCATGAAGCCTGATAGGCGAAGTACCACTCGCTGGGCATTGACACGGCTTTTTCAAGTATCTTGACCGTATCTTCAAGGTCGGAGAAGTAATACTCATCGTATTCGGTACTCCCGAAGAAGAACCCAGACTGTGTTGGCAGTAGTTCCTCGGCTCTACCCTGCTCGGCAAGAACTTCTTTGACCGTAGCCAACAGTTCTTCAAGTTTCTCACGAGACACATAGACTTCTCGGCAGTCATCTTCGCCATTGGCGCAGTTGTCCACGAACCATTGGTGTACGGCATTGACCTTGCGCCAATAACCGATTTTCATGTCAATGATGATGGTTCCGCCAAAAGTAGTGTCAAGGTACTGTGTGTCCTCGCCAATGGCTTCCTTCAACTTCTGGAAGTCGGCATTTTTCTTCTGCCATGTCGGCTCCTCAAAGTCGTTGCTGAACGTATATTTCTTTGCGTATAAGTATTGGTCTAATCCCATACCTGCACCTTACAGGCAATAATGAAGTAAGACAACTTATTGCTCGCTCTCGTATGGCGGCACTTGCCAAGTTTCGGGGTTGTCCAGACAGGCCCCGCAGATGTCTTCGTCGTCGGTGTACTCTTCTGGCAACTTGTAGCCGCACCCTGCGGCGCAGTAGCGGGACTCACTCATCGTCCCCACGCTCCTCAATGACGGCTCGGATTTCTTTAAGGCTGTCCCTGAAGTTCCTGCGCCATTCGTTCCACATGGCTTCGTCTTGCATCATGTGATTGGCGAGTTCTTCAAAGTCGCTCGGTGAGCGGTCTTTCCACCACTCAAGGTCGTCGGCATTGGGGGCGAGACGTGGATGTGTAGACGCAAGTCCAAGCATCTCACTGACTTCCTCCTTTAGGTCGGCCGGCATCATGCTGATGACGAACGCCGTCTCATAATGTGTTCTGTCGCTCATGGCTATGTCCTACGGTGGTGGAAAGGGCTACTTGCCAGCAACCAGATACTCGGTTGCCATTGTCCACAGATGCTCTGCTGAGTCATAGAAAGATTGCTCAACATCTTCAAGCCTCATTGACGGAATGATTCTGACAACAGGCAAAGACTCAATGCCCTGCTCGTGGAATATGTTCCAACCGCCATCAGTAGCCCACACTTCAAGCCGTGCGTAAGACTGCTCGTCGTAGTAGTTGCGCCGAATGACGACACGGATTTTGGTACGGAAGTGCTTGTGAATCCCACTAGGACCGAAAGCACGAATCTCGGTGTAATACCAAGACTGTTGGTGATTGCGGAATGTCACATCGTTGCCATCTTCGGTGACGGTGTGATACCCCATGTGATTTGTGGTTGTAATCATACTTGGACCTTACAGGCAATAATCACTTTAGACAACCTCTTCGTATGTATCAAAGCAGTCGTATGCCTCAAAGTATTCGGTTCGGTTGGCGAGCAGTCCCGAGATGCGAGCCAGCAGGGCTGCGATTATCTTGTCGGACTCCTTGTTCCAAGCATCTTGGCTGTCTGCGTGTTCGCAGTTTGGCACGGCGAATGCGATGCTGTAGGCGTGATTGTATTTAGTCATGTCAGGACCTCAACTTCAAGTGCTTTGTGGGATTGATTGCCATTCATGAACTCTTCGTTATAGCGGTCCCAGAACTCGGGGGCATCTTCATCTATGGGGTATGTGAAGTCACCGCCATAGTCCTTCACCCACTCGCCATTCTTGTGGACGTGCTGATACTTATCTTCAAGTGTCATCTTGTCCCATCCGTCTGGCAGGGTCTTTAGCGACCAATACTCGGCTCGGTCGCTTCTCCACAGGTTGTTTTCGCTCACCTCTTCGGTGATGAAGCGCAGCACTATTTCGCTCACTTCACAGCCTCGTTTGCCAGAAACTCACTTGTTAGACCCTCGATGGCTTCCTTGACGCCATCGGCGGTGAAGTGCCTGTAATCCTTAGCATCTTCTTCGCTCACCTCAACGGCGTCCCATGGTCTGTCCCAATCAAGTAGTTCAATCTCAACGATTGGGGCGGTTGAGTACGCACCCTCGTCGCTGAAACTAATGGTCGGGTCGTCGTCGTCCTCGCACTCGTAAAGGTACTGAACGTTGATTTCAACTGTCTGATGAATGATGTATTTCTTCATGCGTAGACCTTACAGGCAATAATGGTTTATGACAACGGCTGAACGTCGTGCCTCGTACACCAACCGTCATAGCAGTCGTCGCATAGAAGCACATTTTCCTCATACACGCGTTTGCCATCTTCGGTGGCCCCGGTGGGGGCTAGATTCCAGTGTTCGCCTAGGTCAACTTCGCACCAGTGGCAGGTTCGGTTCATGACTTACCCTCCCATTTCAACCGCTCATCGCTTCCCTCTTCTGTCCAGAATGGGAACCCGACGAACTCGTTAAAGATGCAGAAGTCGTCGTACTCGGTGCTTGGCTCTTCGCCCCACGATGTACCGCCAGTAATACGCAACTCACGATTGCCATCAAGTGTGATGCCCGATACGTCACGATTGCCATCACAGCCGTACACAAGGTCTATTGCGTCAGAGATGCGTTCCTTGACACGGCGTTGTAGGTCATCAGACCATTCCTCGTCGGTAAAGCCGAAGAAACCGCAGTCCTCCATGCGACCCAAGTCAGTTTCGGTGATTACCAAGCGCTCAAGACGCTTACGGCAGTCTTCTATTGACTCCCGAATCTCAACGGTCGCAAGTATTAGGTCAGCACCCATTTCAGATGACTTCCCCATCAACAGTGGTCGTGAGACCGTGAGTGTGTTCGGAATGCATCTGCTGGTACTCGGGATAGGTGTTCCCAATAATTTCGTGCGGGTTGGACTCTTCGTAGCACTCCAGATTCAAAGAACCATCGTCGTTGAACGATAGGACAACGTTGTAGATGGTGTCTTTAGTGCCGTTGGAGCGGACGATGTTCACTTCTGCGACGCAGGGAGCATCATCCCAGTCAATAAGCGGAATGTCTGCAATTGGGATGTTTAGTTCGTGTTTCTTCATACCTGCAACTTACAGGCAATAATTAGTTTAAACAACCTCTTGGGTTTCGGCCGTCATCAGGTATAGGCGAATGTCCAGAAGAAGGTCGGTCATTTCAGACGAAGACACAAGGTCCCTACCCGAAATGTCGGCAATTGCCTTATCCACGAGTTTCAAGGCTTCGCCGATTTCCGGGACCCCGACACTTGTGCTATCCACTGCGGTGGTGGAAGACTCAACCATGGTATCCATTATACAAACTTACACAGTATGGCGTGAGTATCTTCGCCATTCCACTCGACATCAAAGCCCTCGTTGCGTAGTGCGGACACGATAATGTGCGCCCCGCCGTTGTCGTGATAAATGTATTGGTAATCATTGCGAGCATTGCCACTATCTCTGGCAAAGGCAAGGTAATTACCCTGGCCACCATACGTCCATGCAACAGGTGTGCCTGGTTTGTAGTTGGGTTCCATGTCGGCTGCTGCACATGTACGGCAACAATCCATGCGATTTAGTTGGGTATAGACCCCAAGTTTTGCCACTGCTCTCCATGCAGCATTCCAGCGTTGTCGCTGAGTTCTCACAGCAGTTCCTCCAAGGCACTATCCCAATCAGTGTCGTTTTCGCCAAGGGTATTGACGAAGTAGTACATCTTGCTGAACCTCATTGACTGCTTGTGAAAGAAGTTGTAAAGTTCTTGCGAACCCTCGCCGTACTTATCGCAAAGTTGGGCGAACTCCTCCAGAATGGCGTCCCTCTCCTCTTCGGGAAGGTTGTTGAAAGACTCAACCACTTCGCTCCAGACCTTCGCCTGATAAGCCTCGTGGAGGAGGTTGATGAATTCGGTGTCGTTTTCCATGTGTTGCACCTTACAGGCAATAATTACTTATTCCAACCCCCATGTGCGCATCCGCGCGCCATGGAAGACTCATCCTACAGGCATTAATGGGTTAACGCTCGCGAGCCCCGGATATACCAGACGTGCTGACCGTCACAGACATTGCAGGTTGTCAAACTACGTGGCTATCCACTACGGTGGTGGAAGACAGTTATAACCAATAAGGAGAAACCACATGAAACCACGGCTAGTTAGTACGCCATCAACAGAAGGGGCGCTGCACACAATTGCATATGCCCGTAATAAAGATGGCCGAATTGACCTTGATGCATACAAGGGCCTAACTGGGACTATTGAATCAAACAACCTAAAGATTGATGTAAAAATCAACAACGCTCGAGTTCGTTACGGGCATCTCGATTTGAATGTCAGTCCGATGTCCGGGGCTGGCGAGGTATGGGTTGAGCGAAAGAATATTGAAATCAACAACGACCCTGCGGCCAAGGCCCCCGTGGCAAAGATGAAAACTCGCAAAATTGACGAATCAAAACCGGAAAACGCGTTTCCGAAGAACGACATCAAGGAAATGATTCGGATGATGATTCAGGAAGAGCGCCAAAAGGCCGTCTAATAACGGCCCGGCCGCAAGTCTTCCCGAAGGTATACCACATCTCCGTCATCTTTGGATTCGATGGCGGAAGATGTGGGAACCTCATCTGTGTCTGCCTTCACAGGGGCCTCTTCTGATAATTCTTCAGAACTTTCTTCTTCCGCCGCCGGCTGCGGCTCAAAATGAATTCGCTCAAGTTTTTGGTTGGACCCGAGGGCCCCGTGATTGTTCCCGGCCATGTTGTCTTACCTCATTATTGCCTGTAACGTGTTTGCCATGCTAAATCTAACAGATGACTACATAGACAGTTTACCTGCGGACACACGACGCATCCCTGATGTTGAGCGTGGCCTATACGTATTACAGACGTGGCAGAAGAATGGGGCCAGTGGCTCACCTGCTTCATGGCTCAAAAATTACATGATTCGCTCAGAGGGTTTGATGTGGATAAATCAAAACATCATCCCAAAACTAGGCGTCGCCATCGTGGCCGAGGAAAAGACGGAAAAACGCAAGGACAAGTACGCCAAGTTGGAGAAACTTGCGCTGGATAACCTGTATCACGAATTCACGACCCAGCAACTCGCTGATGAGTCGGGGCTCGGCGCACAAACCATTAGCAAGTGGGCAAAGACCACTGGTTACTTCCGAGTAATAGGGCGTGGCAAGTGGGAAGCCCGCAATCCAAAAGATGACCGCAAAAACGCCTAGGGTTGTCTTAACTCATTATTGCCTGTAAGGTACAAGTATGACAACTACAAACACCACCACCAAACTCCCCGAGTGCTGGCAAGCACTTGAGGATGTACTTACCAACAACATTGACCGAGTCATCTTGTTTGGTCCCCCAGGGACAGGCAAGACGTACGCAGGCATGAATTTCGGCAACGTGGGTAACGGCTCGTTCCGCATCACCTGCACCGAGGACATGACCAACCTGAACGTAGACGGCGCTTTCATGCCGACTAGTGACGGCAAGGCTTTCAAGTGGTATGAGGGTTCTGCTCTTAAGGCATGGCAGGCAGGCGGTCGTCTCGTCGTGGACGAGATTGACAAGGCTGGCTCCGACGTGTTCGCCACGCTACTGAACTTCCTTGACTCTCCTGAGTCTGCATCGTGGGAGCATCCTGAGAACGGACAGATTATCCGTCCCTCCAATGGATTCTCCGCAGTGATGACCACCAACGTTGAGGACATGGACGAATTGCCCGAAGCGTTGGCCGACCGATTCCCTGTTCGGATTCGCATCAACCAGCCACATCCCAATGCACTGCGTCGTCTCTCACGAGACCTGCGTGAGGTTGCGGTTAACTACGCCGACGCTGGACGAGACCGAATTTCACTGCGAACGTTCATGGCCTTTGACAATCTCCGAAACTCAATGGGCGACGAACGTGCCAGCAAGATTGTCTTTGGGCATCGTGCTGACGGAATCATGGATGCTCTCAGGGTTAATGCGGTGGCATCGTGACCACAAAAACCACGATTGAACCACACGCACTAACACGGCGTGATAGACCGACACTGCGCTGGAGCGTTGAAGAAGTCATCGCCAAGCGTGGATACGCCAAGACCGACATCATCGGGCGCAAGATATATGCGCCTGCTGGATTGTCGGAACTTGAGCGTGTCGTACGTGCGCACGAGTTGATGCATGCCAGAATCACACCTGCCGAAGAAATTGGTGATTGGATTAAACGTGGCGTTGCGTCAAAAGATTCAATCTATGCAGTTGAAGAAGTGCGTGTTAACTACGCAATTCAAAAGGCTGGCTTTGATTTAAACGAACTGACCGACGGCAACGAAGATGCTGACGGCGAACTTGCAGTAATCCAAAACAATTGGGAGGGTGCCGTTCGTTTTGCGGTCGCTACCGCTGGCACTGCTGGCGGTAAACGATTTCTCGTCGGCGTGCGTCGCCAATCAAAACATTGGGCGAATGCTCTTCAACGAATCCAAAAACATATTTGGAAACAAATTGAGGGTGCCGACACTGGTCGTATCGGCCGTAAGCGTGTAGTGAGGGAACCTTTGTTCTCAACCGAGGTACATAAGTACATCGGGCTTGCACCTGCTGGCTTTGCGTGGACCGAGCGTTGGGCTGAGTACCTTGACCGACTTGGTGCGATGCAACCGCCTGAAAAGAATCCGACCACGGCCAAGAAAACAAAGAAATCAAGCACCGAGGCCGAGGGTAAAGAAGATGAATCCGACAAGTCCGAGTCCGAGTCTGGCGACAAAACTGATTCTGAAGAATCAACAGAAATTGCCAATAAAGGTTCTGAGGATGACTTTGAAGAACGTATGCGTCGGATGAATCCGCTCTCATACAGCCGTGGTAGCGAAGAGTGGAGCAAACTCCTATGGGGCAAGACAAAATTGTCTCGTGTCTCAAAGGGTGCTCTTGGCAAGAAGCGCTATGCGATGCAATACGGTCGCAATCCACGACGCATCGGGCGACTCTACACTGACCCACAACGTCGTGTGTTTGACCACGAGCGTCGTGCCAAGGGTGGAATTGTCCTGATTGACGGTTCTGGCTCTATGGCACTTGACCGTGATGACGTTCTCAAGATTCTGCAAGTGGCACCAGGTGCGACTGTCGCAATCTATTCCGACATGGATGAGGGTGAGGGCCGTTTGCCAAACATCCACATTCTCGCAAAAGACGGAAAATGTGTTGAGGAAAAAGACATGCCAGATTTTGGCGCTGGCAACGGCGTTGACTTCCCTGCTCTTGATTGGGCGATTAAGGAACGCAAGAAGAAGGAACCTGTCGTTTGGGTAACTGATGGCGGTGTGTGCGTTGCCAACAGCGGATTTAATCATTCGCTAGCGGTGCAGTGCATCAATCACGCCAAGCGCCATAAAGTAATCTGCGTTGACCACGTTGATTCGGCAATCAAACAATTGCAGGCTCTGAACAACGGACAGACTGTCCGAGTCAAGTACCCTCAGTACTTCACTCAAGTCATCAACCACTTGGGCGGTATGGACGAAGAACAGGTAGTCAAGAAGTAATGAAGAAGTCAGCCAGCGCACGTTTAGGTTGGTGTTCACGTGCGCTGGCACCAAAAGACGGTGTCACCGGCAGTGACCCAAGCCAGCAAATATGCTGGCCATGCGTCCTAGCGCACTTCCCGCTGTCGGTGGCACTGTCTTGCAATTACTAAACGAAAGGAAGACAATCATGAATGGCAAGACTCTTGCAGGAGAGAGACGCGGCCAGGCGGCTCAGCGCAGAAACGTCAATTTCGCGTTGACGATGTCGCAGTTCGAAGAACTTCAAGACATGGCCATGATGGCGGACATGCAGATATCCGAATACATCAGATACGCGATTTTCGGGGCCGCCGCTGCCAGGCGGCCGCGCAACCAGAGGAGCGCGCCGCAGCAATGAGAAGTTCTAAAAAGTTTTTTTTCTTCTGGTTCACCCAGTTGATGTCGCGCGTCATTTCACCATACGGTGGTGGAAAGCAACGTCCTAACTCCGGCGCATGAACGCGCGGTCCCACACCCGTAGGAAGTTGAATCCCAAAATCAAACTCGTACAATTAACCCAAGAAAGTTTCCATGAGATTGCATCGATTGACCAGAAGAGCCGCACCGCCAGGTAGAGGGCCAAAGAATAAACCAGGCTTGAGAACACGAAGTTCAAGAAACCAGACAAGATTTGCTGTTTTGCCTGTTCCTGGAATTTCCGGAACTCCTCCATCTCCGGATGGCTCACTGGGAAACCTGAGAATTTTTGCGAACAATCTGGTGAACGCGTTGGCGAGAAAGTTCAAACTCATCAGCAATAAAGCGAAGAGATTTTCCGCCGCGATGCAAGTCCAATATCTTGGAGTTTCTGTCGGAGTTCGTAGCCGGCCCTGGGCGCAGCGGGCCCCATTGCCAGTCGCGAATTTGCTCGAGTCGCTGAATCTTTTCCTGGCTCAATTGCCCCTTGCGGCGACGCTGTCGAAGATACCCAACCCAAGAACCCAGCGGAACGGGGTTGCCATCGACCTCCTCGATGTGATTGGCCGGGACTCGACAGTGGTCTTCCCGCGCGACGAAGTTATTAAGGGCTGTAATTGTTGTGTTAAAACGGGTAACGTTGTCCATGTCGAAGACAATAGCAAATGCATTTAAGCCTCAAGTTGATATTTTGAAACTTTAATTAGAAATAGTTTTTGACAAACCTTTACGGTGGTGGAAAGCAACTCGTTGAGTGGTACTATCTAGGGATGGAAGACCACGACGAACAAGATTTGGCTAGATTTGTCGAAAGAGTCAGAGAAGATATGGAGTTTGGGGAAACAGATGGCGGCCCCAATCGAATCATTGCTTCATGCCAAGACGTCGAGTCGGACATATACCTGCTGATAATGGCCGTGCCGCGCGAGTCCCTGTCCGATGGCGTGGGCCCCGAGTTATTCCAGACACCAGATGAACATAAGTTTCTGGCCTGCCTAAACGAGGAAGTTCTTTGGGCAAAAGCAGATGAAATAAGTGAAGAAAATATTTTCTACACAAGCCAGGAAAAAAATGACCTGATGGCTGAATTTATTGCGGACTTTTTGCCGCCGCTATTCGAGCGCGCTCGAGAAATGATTCCGCTAGATATTTAAGCGCCTTGGTGGTGGAAAGGTTGGGGACTGCCGCCAGAAGAACCCAACCACCGAAGAAACACACTTCGTGGCGGCAGCCCCGCTACGCGACCAAGGGGGAAAGGGGGGGAACACCCTGGCCACGCAATTATCGAAAGTACCACAGAGATTTGTTGTCCCAGTGTAACTTTTAAAAATTTTGTCGAAGTTGCATGTTTTGCCGCCGGGTGCTGCTAGCGTGAGCCCCGTTCCGCGTTTCGCGTTTCCTCCCTGGGGCAAGGGGCGCGGAACAACAAAATACTTCTGCGCAGGAAGACCAACCATCAAAAACAACACCCAAAACTGGGTGCCGGCGGAGCCTTGCCAAAAATCAAAAGTTTTAAGCAAAGGTTCCCCCGGACCCCCTCCAAAGTTCAACACTCTAAGAAGTGTTCAATTATGAAGGGCCGTAAAAACAACAAAAGAAACTTCGGTTCATTTACGTCCTCTATCTCATACGGTGGTGGAAGACCGAGGTTGCTATAAATACAGAAATGGTGTATCTTGAGGTGATGATGACGACTAAGCGTTTCAGACTCACCAAGGCTGAGAAACAAGAAAAAGCCATCTCTGACCGGAAGAAAGAAGAACTCGTTTCTCCCGAAGATATTTTGGCCGTTTTTAACCACTGGGTCGAAACCCACAAGAAAGACGCGCGCCGCAAACCTGTCCTTGATGCAAAGCGCCGCAGATTGCTAGCCGTTGCCATCTACGACTACAGCGTCGATGACTGCATGGCGGCCATAGACGGCTGTGCCAACTCCCACTTCCACATGGGACAGAACAAGCAGGGAAAGGTCTACAACTCCCTGGAACTGATATTCCGCTCTGCAGAGTACATCGAGCGATTTATTGGCTACAACGAATGAGGACCGGGGCTATCGTGGTTGCCATGCTTGCTTTCTACGCAGCACTGGCGGTGGCGGATAGGAGAAAGGGCCGGCGATGACAGAAGAAGAAATCGGCAAATTTATTAAAACCTTGTACTACACGTACGACCGGGTACTTGTCCCCAAGGAAGTCAAAGAGTTCAGCACGGCATGGAAGCCATACGTGGGCGAGTTTGACTATGAACTCGCCCAACAATTATTGCCCAACATTTGTATGGGTAAAGAATTTCCCCCACGGCCATGGGAGGTTAGAGTTTTCCTCGTAAATTACACCAAACAAATTACCCCTGCTCCATCACCCCAAGAAGCGTGGGGACAGTACCAAGAGATAATGGCAGCAGTCACGAACGGGACTTCCGCAAACGTACGGATACATGATGCGTTGGTTGCGACCCTAAAGGCCATGGGGGGTATAGGGCTCAACAACCAGTTCGACGCCAAGCGATTTGAAGAACTTTACAAGGATAAGGTTAACCAATGGATGAAGAACACGTACTGGATGGGCGATAAGCAATGACAAAACGACAAAAAAATGAAAAGACTGACACGGGCGCAGCACTTCTCTCACTTTTTGCCCTTTTGGCAATAACCACGGGATTTGCGATTCTGTTCGTATTGACCTTCTAGTGATGTCCATGAAGCGCAATGTCGGCAGACCCCCAAAGACCCCAACAGGGGAAAAGGTCGCCTTGACCCTCAAACTTCCTTCTGGGGTGAAGGCCAAGTTGATAGCCGATGCCGATGCGGTTGGTTTAACCTTGACCGACTACCTGATTGCCCTTATCCAGCGAGGCTGACATGGCCGAGCCTCAAAGAGCCAAATACGAAGACCGCCTATACAACGTCGGCATACGAATATCAGGCAAACAAAAGAACCTCATTATTGACCATGCCAAATCAAAGGGTATTTCTGTATCCCAATTAATTGAGTACGCCGTTTGGGAGTTCATCAGAAACGACAAGGGAATCCCTTCCCCCGGCCCTTCTCAGTTCGCCAAGATAAACGAAGCCGATGAGATACGTGCCTACCTGACGGGTGTGAACCTATTGCAACCCTGCGGACAGTTGACCTGCAAACAAGAAACTGTGATGTTTCAAGGCATGGAGTTCTGCGAAACCTGCAATCTGAGGATTGGTTAATCGCCCCACATTTGAGCCAAAGTCGGCCTTGTGGGTCTTAATCCTCTTTTTCTTTGTTCTGCTGCCAGTTGTCTTGAAGTCAGTCCTGCCCATACCCCATGCATGTCTGCGGGTGGAAATTGCAAGGCATAATCCAAGCAATACCTTTGCACCAAGCAAGCACGGCATATGGCTCTTGCCTGTGCTATGTAGGTAATATCCTTATGTTCTTTGGGAAACATTAGTTTGGTCTTTCCCTTACAGTTAGCCATGTCCATCCACTTGTCGCCGTGTATATACGGTGCTGGAGTTACTTCTACCTTTTTCTTTGCCATATAAATTTATCCAAATTAATATTTGGACTTGCTCTCTTTCCTGGTGTCTTGTATGTGCACATGGTACGGGCTCCCCGTATAAGGGTCAAACCGTGCTGCTGCTGCAAGGGCCTTTAGCGCCTGCTGTCTAGCCTTTTGAATATTCGGGCGCCCGCGAGCCGCCAAAGCATGCAAAGCCCCCATTGCGTATTGGGCTCCAGTTCCTATCGCATAGGTGCCATTGACATCCGAATACCACGAGTAATCCCCATCCACTGTGTACAGGGTTCCGTTTACTGCCACTATTACAGAACTGCCCATTTCAGCCATATGGGTCTTTAAGTCATTATCGGGCATTGCGTACCCCTGCTGTTCAAAGCACTCTCGTAGTGCAGGGATAAATTTGACCGTAAAGAAGTGGTCGAGTTTCTTCCCTTTTAAATTAGGCGGCGCTGTTGGTGGCTGGAATGCATGATGCAGGATGTTGATGGCCCGCACGTCCCCAGCCGCCCCTATCAAGTACCTGCCATTTGACTGGACCTTCCCAGTGCCCTCACGCATGGTAACCACCTGCGTCACGTAGCCGTGTTCGTCTACATCTGAAACCTGGGAGTCAGTGCAAATGAGAGCAAAGGTATCTCCCTGTATCCCAACAATTGTTGTCATCACTCCTGCCCGTTCAGTCTTTTTTCGTAAAACTCAATACCGGCAGGGGTCGCCTTGTATAACCACTCGCCGTTTTCATCTATGCCAACTATTTCTATGTATTTCTTGTCAACAAGTTCTTCCAAGGCTTCCTTGATGTGCTCCATGATTTGCTCATCATCCCCCCAGAACTCATCCCCAAGGGTGGACATCAGTCTTTATCTGCGGCGTACTCTTTGCCGCGCAGAATTCCCCTACCCTCAAATATCCACATTGGTTCATAGTTGAACCATTCCCTACCAACACCAAATGGTTGATACTGAACGATTGCCAAACCCTGTTGCCAGTTTTCGCTTCCCTTGACAATGGGTCTACCAAAGTGGTCGCTACCAGAGTTCGTAGAGGGAACCACTCCATCAGTGCGGCACAAACAGCCAGGACTAGATGCCATAACAGTACGCGGCCCGTTCGGGCTACGCCGTGTTCTATACAGGGTTTCAATTCTGTGTATGTGACCGTATATCAGAGACTGATGAGCATCGTTAAGGTACTTTGCTGCAGTTGAGCCGTTGGAGTTAACTTTGTGGCCGTGAACGACCATCAAATTGCTATTGATGAAATAAGCATTTTCTGGATATCCAACCAGATACTGAACGTCAAAGTCTTCCATTCGACAAAGGAATGGAACAGAGTTAACGGGGAACTTGTCCCTATCGGAGTACTTGTCCTTGCCCCTGGTGACTCCTGAGGTTGGAGATGCGAAGTTATCAAGATACTTATGAAGGCGGGCTTCATGGTTACCCTCAAGCCACACAATTTCGGCAAATGGGGCGGCGCGGCGCAATTCCCGGCACAATTCAGCAGCCCTATCAATGGCTGGCTGAACCATGTTCCTGAATGGCATACGGTTCAGATACTTGCCAAAGTCGGCAAAATCAAGATTGTCGCCGTTCATGATTATCTTTGAGGGCTTGATATCACGAATAACGGCCACGGCAACGGCCAAAGCCTTTTCGTCGTGAATTGGCTCTAGTTCTACCTTGTTGGGGTCAACTGATTTGTCGTAGTAACCGATTTGTATATCAGGCAGTATTACTGCCGTTTCCCACCCACCGGGGTCGACCTTTTTTGCCTTTGACTTTTGTCGTTTAATTTGTTCTTGTATCTGGGCTCGTTCCAGCAAGGAACCAGGGCCACCCTCAAACGTTGGGCTCAAGACGACCTGGTATGTCGTGGTCTGTTTCTCCGTCCCCTTTTCCTCATCATGCACCGACCTACCGGTAACGGCAACCTTTTTGATTGAGCCGATATCGTTTAGATTGAGTCCACTGGTATCCAGCATCTCCTTGATTGCTTTCACAGTATTTTCTTTATGACTCTCTTTAACGAGGTCTTTTAGTTTTTTGTTCATTTATTGCCAGCCTTAAAAGAAGGGCAGGCTCTGCTGCCGTTAATGCACTCCCTACGAGCCTCGCCTAATTGAAACCGTGAAAGTTTCAACCCCTCCGAGGTAATGGCGTCGGTTATTGCTTTTATTGAAACTGAAGAATGCATTACATCCGTAAATGCCTGCTTTGTTTCATCGTCCATATCTTGGTAGGCATTACAAACAGCACATCTATTGCGCAATTCGTTCTCTTTGAGACGTTTGAAAATTTCGCTGAGTTTGTCGTTGTTGTTCATGTGGCCCCCATGTGATTGATGGTGCACACATAATAGACCATCTGTGCTACGCTGTGCTGCAATTCTCTATGCCAGACGAAAAAACAGAGAAACTAAAATTGGCCCTTCGTGACTCGCTTGGCAGCGCCGCGAGCGAGGAAGTTATACAAGGAATTCTTCAAACACTTGACAAACAGAAGGTGTTTCGTTACCACAACGAGAACGTGGTTAATTTGTTGTCCACCCCAGGAAGAGTTCTTTGCGCAATCATGGAGGACAATAGCATGACCCTTCGGGCGCTTGCCGTTTACCTCGACATGAGCGAAACGATGATTGACAAGACGGTAAAACTGCTTGTTGAATCAGGGCTTATTACAAAGACAAAAGTGAATCGACAAAATTTTTACAAAGTCCACACTGAGGCGGTCATAAAACACCCTGATATACAGCACATACTTGGGGCCACGAGCATCAATAAAGAATTGCCAAAACGGCAGGTTGTTGATAACGACCTGTTTTGATAGGATGTTACCGATGGGTAATCAAATAATTAGACAGAGAGTTCAGCATGGTTCGCTGGGTTACCAGATTTTGAACTATGCCAGATTTAGGTCCAGACAAATGGATGGGACTTTTTCAATTCAGGAGTACCAAGAATTTAGGTACAACAGAGTAAAACCGTCCTACGTGAGCAGGGCCATTAACAGCCTTGTGAAGAATAAGCATTTACAGAAATTGCCAAACAACAGGTACAAATTTACAGATACCGGAGTCTTGGACGAATTGGGTATTTTGTACAAAGACACACTATGGGTGAAGGTAAAAAGCAGCAAAAAGCGCTACAGCAAAGAGCGACAGGAAATAGAAGACATTCAGTCAGATGATTTCTGATTTAATTTGGACTCAAGCCAAGCGGCAAATACTTCGTCTGTTTTTGGCATGAACCACAACTGACATTCCTCAACTATTCTCGTATCGCCTATTACGGTCCAGCAGAGGTCTATCTGCTCTGATGCCGGACACGTGCCAGCATTGCAATCAAGGCCATACCTGCCAACAAAATGTTTAACCAAACACCCATACACAGGGTCTTTGCATTCGTCATCCCCCTTGTCAGGACAATGTATTTCCATTATCTCAAGTTCAGATTTCCAAATACGTAACCTAATAAAATGGCCATCATCATGCCACGTCATCGTTTGGTCAATCATGTGACCAGACTAGTCCTTTTGGGTTTTACCTACAGGACCGTGTAAATCGTGGGTTCTCAATGGGTGCCCAATTGGCAAACGAGTTCTTTTCTTGCCAGCCTTTGTTCCAGAAACTGTTTCCATCTGTTTTGTCAGATAGTTAAACCTTGTTCTTTGCTGAGCGCCGCGACTTACTCTTTTATTCTTTTTACCCATAGACAGACCTTATAAATTTATTTCTTTTTGGCCGTCTTCTTTTTGCGATGGGCATCAGCATCGCCCATGTGTGCATCAAGTTTAGCATCAATAACAGCAAGGTCTTCGTCAAGGTATTCAATTTCCAAAGCAACTTCCTCGAGTTTTTCCATCACCATTCCATGGTCTCGGACGTTCTCTTCGCGGCTCTTTTTGACTTGATACACAACAGTCACAAAGCCAATCAATGCAACGACAATGATGCCGAATGTCTCGATGAGTGAGTTGGCAATATCCATTTACATCCCCAAAAGTTCTTGTGCCTTCTTGCCGACTCTAGGGCCAGCAGGAAGTTTGTTGGCTGCCTTGAACTTCTTGACCGCTTCAGATGTCTTTGGGCCGAAGTCTCCGTCGCAATTTGCCTGGTAAAACCCCTTTTCCTTTAGTTTTTCTTGCAGGAGTCTTACTCTTTCTCCTTTTGCGCCTGGGGCTAGTTCCTCGTCCGCTTTTTCTGTTGCTGGTGCCGCTGGCTTTGGGGCTTGCGCCTTTGGCGCTTCGGCTTTTGGGGCTTCTGCTTTTGGCGTTTCTTTTCCAGGGACTGGTGGAGTAATTCCATTCTTTGCCATGTACTCAACTACCGCTGCTGGCGGATTGTCGCCTTCCGTGTAGCGCAGGTGCCATGGCTCCTCAGGGACAACTTCCCAACTGAATCCAAACTTGCGAACGTTGTTGACAAGCCATTGAAGTCTCTTTGGCTCTGCTGCAGTGTGCACGTCAACAGCCAAACCGCTGTTGTGCTGAGAGGTGCCAGGTGCAGCAAGGCTCGCCAACTTCGGCGACTTCTTGTACCACTTCACGCCTTGAAACGTTCTCGTTGAAGCGCCAGGAATTGGTTCCTTCTGATAGCGCGTAAGAAACGCACTCAACTGGCTTGCAAACGTTCTGTAGGTATCACCAGCAGAAACTGGCTTAAGAAGGATTCCGTCTTTTTCCGCGGCTTCACACATTGCTGCCCACGCTGCTGCTGCCAACCAGTGCAACTGTCCACAGGGCTTGCCGCCCTCGCCGCGCGCTGGCCTTAGAAGATGACCAGGAAGTTTTCCTGGCTCAGTACCCTTGAGGTCTGCTGGCTGCTTTACTGGAACAACAATATCCCAAATAACTTTACTCGGCATGGCTAAACTTCCTCTTTGGCTACTTTCTTTACTGATTTGTCTACTTGATTAAAAACTTGATTAATTTCTTCAACGCTGAGTTTGCCATCGTCGAGGAACGCTCTTGAGAGTCCTTCGATTACTGTGGCTACGCCAGCAATTCCAGCCATGAAAACGGCTTTCCAAAGCGGAACTCCAGCAATTGTTCCAGCGCCAATGACACCAAGACCACTTGCAGCAAACGTTGCGAGAATTCTTAAAAGGATGTTCTTAAGTTGTTCCATTAATCTTCCTTCTTCCACATCACCAAGTAGTAGTGGGCCGCAAAAGCAAGCAATGAAGCAATGATTGCCACACTTCTTGTAAAGCCAGACAAGGTCACCCAGAGGATGATTGACGACGAGATGGTAAACCCAATCCCGGCCGTTTCGTAGCCAAACTTTTTGAGAAACTGTTTCATGCTGAACTTTCTTATTCCATTTACATATATCCACATGGAAATGGTGTCTAGCCATTCCCTGAGGTCGGTGGCTTCTATTTCACCAGCCTCTTCTTCTTCCTCTTCTTCCCGTCTAGCAGCATCATTGGGGTTTGAATTGGTAGAAGAACTGCCACCAATATTACCACTAGATGAAGCCATCATGGCTGTGGCAGCGGTTGCCTGAAGGGCAGCAACGGCTATTACTGACCTTCTGGTACCGACATCAATGGTAGAACCCAAAGCGACGTAGGTATCAAAGGCCCCAGCAAACACGTTGATTGCTTCTTCAAATGCACCCCTAATCTCCTGTGATGCTTCTTGAACTGCGGCAACAATTGCCAATCCTTCTTCTGTGCTCAATTCACCTTCATCAACAGCCGAAAAAATTTCCTCGGCCTGAGAAACGTCAATAGATGCAAGAACTGCTGGCTCTGACGCCAGCGACACGGCAACCGTCTCACTAACGCCAGACTCGATTACTAAAGCAACAACAGCAGCAATTTCCTCCTTGTCTTCTTCGGTTAATTCCTCAACGGATTTGTTTTCAACAATGTCATCAATTACAGACTCAACTATTTCGGCTGCTTCTTCTTCCGATGCCTCGGCAATTGCGTCTGCAAGTTCTTCTGTCTCAATGGGCTCTTCTTGCGTTGTTTCATCTGATGGTTCTTGTATTTCGTCTTCGCTCTCTTGTGAAATTTCACCATTGTCTTGCTCAGTTTCTCCGCTTCCCTGCGGTTCGGTTGGTTCATCTGAATCTGGTGTATCAGGCGTTGTAGTTTCAGTATCCTCCTTCGGGCTTGGAATACTTGTATTTGTAGTTTCTGTATCTGGTTCATCTTCCTCTATCTCTTCTGGTTCGGTGGTTGGGGTTGTTTCTTCTGGTGTTTCTTCTTCTGGTTCTGTTTCTTCTGGGATGGTGGTCTCAGGAACTATTGTGCCGATGGTCGTCGTCGTTGCATACACGGTCGTGGTGGTGGGCGCTACATACTCAGTGGTGGTTGTCGTCTGGGGCGGGGTGGCAATAGTCGTAGTTGTGGTAGTGGTCGTGGTAGTGGTCGTAGTGGTAGTTGTTGGCGCAACAGTCGTAGTGGTCGTTGTTGGCGCAACAGTCGTTGTTGGGGCCGCAGTAGTTGTAGGAGTTGGGTCAATTACCGTTACATCAACAGTTGCGTATGGGCCATACACACAAGAACCCTGCCCTTCTCCAACACAGGCCGCACTTCCAGCACGGATTTTGAAACGCACCAGACCGTATCCGGTGGTTCCTGGAAATTGGAATGAACCGACTGTGTACGAAGTGTTTGTGGCATACGTCCAAACTCCCCAACCACCAGATTCAACGCCCTCATTTAAGTCAAACCACGTAATCGTGTATATGTGCGGTTCTAGATTGCTGGATGTTGGGGCATCCCAATCCAGAAATACGTTTCCATTTTCATTGGCAGTTCCAATCAAATTTTGAACTTCATTATAAAAAGGCTGAATTGTTGTCGTGGTTGGCGGAACCGTGGTTGTAGTTGGTGGAACCGTAGTTGTCGGAACAGTCGTTGGAGGGGGGGCAGAAATGGAAATTTCCATTGAGTCGCTATAAATTGGATTTGCATTTTGGGTCGGTTCATACTCGACTACATATCCACCAATTCCACCAGCCCAACCCTCTGCTGGAAGGTCATTCCAACAATTCCCGCCATTCCATTTTGTTACTGCGGCATCTTCATTTCCAGAGTTATTTGGTTCTCCGCCACACCATTTGGTATATTTCCCTTCAGCGGCAACCCCATTTGATAAGCCATTCCAAATCACCGTCCCCTGTTCTGGGTGCCCATCCTTGGGGTCCAAAACCCACACCCCCTCTGTTTCCCTGTCTGACAGGGCTATCCAAATGTTGTATGCATTTTGAATTTTAGTTAGTACAAAATTGTGTTCTTCATCAGACGTTATTGTTGCCAAGTAACCCGTAAGGCCATTTAATGTTCTGGTTCCAGCATTTGTTCGTGCTTGGATGTATGAAACAGAAGAGGGTACGTATTCATATAAGTGTCCAGTTCCCTCAAAATAAAAAGAACCAGATATTTTTTCTTGAACAGAAACTGTCAGAGTAGTTGTTCCAGCAGTGTTGCCAGAATCAAAAGTCAAAGAATCAAGTGCCGCATTTACATTTGCCTGCGTTCCAGTAAATGACAGCGATGAAACACCAAGCCACGAGTTGTATCCAAACTCTCTTGTTAATCCATTTGTTGTGATTACCGAAAACTTTGCTGCAGTCCCACTAGACAGTGAAATGGAAACAAGAAGGTTTGCATTTTCCTCATAACCAGAGACATCAAAGTCATCGCTTAATTCAATGTTTGTTTGATTAATTTGAAGGCTCAGGCTCGAGGGAGCCGTTACATAATCCGCCTTTGCCATGCCTATTCCAATAAAAGTTGACAACGTCATTAGCGAGAATGAACTCACTACGGCAGCAACAATTTTGCCACGCTTCGCAATTTTCAATTTTTGCCTCCCTGGGGCAAAACAATTTTACAACATGCCTATTTCCACGAGGTCCACTACTGAGGTATTATTGTTGTAACCACGCGCGTCTTTTTAGGAGTAATTCATGGCCGTTAACGGCGGAGTCAAAAATTGGGCATCTGGTCAAGTTCTTGATGCTGCAGATTTAAATGAATATGTTGCAGACCAAACAATTGCAAGATTTGCAACAATTGCAGCCAGAACTGCCGCTTACGGAGTTTCTGGCGCACCAGCGCTTCAGACTGGCATGTTTAGTTGGGTTGAGTCGACGGAAAAGTTGTACTACTACGACGGAACTTCATGGGAAGAGGTTGGCGCACAGGTTGAAGACGGTGAAATCACCGAAGCAAAACTTGCCGACTCTGCCGTAACCTCTGCAAAAATTGCCAATGGCACCATTGTGGATGCCGATGTAAATACCTCAGCCGCTATAGCCCACAGCAAATTGGCAAGCATTACTGCTGGACAGGTGCTCCTTGGAAACGCGAGCAATGTTCCAACCGCTACGGCACTAAGCGGAGACGTTACTGTCAACTCGACTGGGGTGACCGCAATCACTTCTGGCGTGATTGTCAACGCTGACATAAGTTCGACGGCCGCCATTGAGAGAGGCAAGATTGCTGATTTGTCGATTGACACCAAGACGGCTAACTATTCTTTGGTTCTTGGCGATAAGAACAAAGTAATTGAAATGAACGTCGGTTCCGCCAACACGGTAACAGTGCCGCTTAATTCTGCTCATGCGTTTCCAATTGGCTCTCAGGTGACCATCACTCAGTATGGCGCTGGCAAGACACAAGTCGTTGGCACTGGTGGTGTTACTGTCAGGGCAACACCAGGTTCATACCTAAGAGCCCAATATTCGACGGCGACCCTGATTAAAAGAGGAACCGACGAGTGGTATTTGATTGGTGATTTGAGCCTGACGTGATTCCTGGCAATACCGCTAGTCAGGGCAAGAAGCCTTCAACGCCGACCATCGGCACGGCTACTGCTGGTAATGCCCAGGCCACGGTTACGTTCACTGAGTCCTCATATCGCGGTAAATCAAATTCTGGAACCTATAGGGCCACTTCGTCACCCAGCAGCATTCAGGGAACTTGCACTGCTCCGTGCTCCTCAATAACTGTCACTGGCTTGTCAAATGGAACCGCTTATACATTTGCTGTAAAACTTGAAACTCCGTATGGGGTTGATTCGGATAACACAGCGTCTAGCAATTCGGTGACACCAGTTGTTCCACCAGTTGTTCCACCAGTTGTTCCACCAGTTGTTCCACCAGTTGTTCCACCAGTTACGCCACCAGTTGTTCCACCAGTTACGCCACCAGTTAACCCACCAGTTAACCCACCAGTTAACCCACCGGTTAACCCACCAGTTGACCCACCAGTTAACCCACCAGTTAACCCATGTGCTGGCGTTAACTGTGGTTCATATGGCGCACCTCCAGGTGGCGTATGGATTTATCAATACGACTATTACCAGTGTATTCAAGAACTCTGTGGTCCGTTTAACGGTCTTTGGAGGGCGTACATATCATCTGATGGTTGTTGCGTATATGGATTGTTTGTTAGTTGTCAATTCGGTGACTCCAGTTGTCCAACATGATACAGTAATTAAAACAAAGAAGGATAAATATGCAACAACAGTTTTATATCCCACAATACGACCCAAAAACATTACTTGGATTTGCATTTGTATGCGATGGAGAAGTGGCATATATAATAAAACTGCCACCAGAACAAGAACACTTTGTCTCAGTATTGCAATCTAATCCAACAATAGTTGAATTTAAAGATGATGAAGCCGCAATGGGGGATAAATACGTTGAAGGGAAATTTATAAAACAATGACATCGGCTTGGAAAAAGTATAAAGAAAAATTAGGTGATACTAGGCCATGGGATGTTTTAAATAAAAACAATCACACAACCGAAGACATCGCGCAAGAGCGATTTTCAATATGTTTGCAATGCCCTGAGTTGATTAAAGCAACAAAACAATGCAAGCAATGTGGTTGTTTTATGAATATGAAAGTAAAACTATCAAATGCTGTATGCCCTCTTGGTAAGTGGTGATGTTAACAAAAGATATCTTGTTTGAACTTCCTGATGTTTTATCTGAGCCAAAAATAATAAAAAATTTTTTTCCCGAAAACATGATGGAGCGCATTAAACAAGCAATTACAAAAACCCAAATTGGTACAGAAAAATCAAAATTTCATACCATGCTGGCAAGATGGGAGGCGCCAGTTCGATTTGACGAAGATATTGAAGAATATTGCCTACAAAAAGCAAAAGAAATATTCAACGATGATTCTTTAAAAAAAGCATATTTTTTTGTTGTCAAATATCAAATAAAAGACGGTTGCATACCCCACCTGTGGGAACACACCGACCAAAATGGAACGCAAACAACAATAGACATAACAATAGAAAATACTGCCAACTGGGGATTGATTGTTGAGGGAAAGCATTTTGAACAAAATCCAAATGACGCAATAATTTTCTGCGGCCAACAACACATGCATGCAAGACCCCCATATCCAACAAAAGACACAAACGCATACACAACTGTATTATTTTTGCACTTTACACAACCAGAGCATTGGATTCAAAAAAATGCAAAAGATGGTTTTCATAAATATGGAGCAGATGGAGACGCAAGATTTTTTAATCGCAATCGTTATTTTGCTATGCCAGACGGTCCGATAAATCAACCAGTTTGTCAATGTCATGATTATTCGGTAATACTAAGATTTTATGATGAATTTTTTGGTGATTTAATTGATTCTCAACCAGAAATTGTTGATATGCAGATTGACAGCAGAGAAGAACTCGCCCCAGGAATAATTAAATATAAAATACCAAAAACATCGGCGAGAATTCTTAAGGGCTTAATTCAAAATGCAATGTTCAAGCAATGGGAGCCAGCAGAAGTTTTGGTTGAAGACGATAAACCTGGGATTAATTACGATGCCAGAAATTGTTTTAATTATTTTATAAGCGAAAAACAATTAACTTGTCACCCCCAGGACCCAATTAGACGTGTTACTGAATCTTTACAAAAAGGTTTTAACTTAATTATTGAGGATTTTAGGAGCAGATATAGCATTGTTCCTCTCGTTTCTCACCATAGTGCTCTTCTTCGTTACGAAGAGGGAAACAAATTTCACAATCACATTGATGACCACCCCCAATTTCCAAGAGTTGTGTCAATGTCTTTGTTTCTAAACGATGACTTTGAGGGTGGAGAACTTGAATTCAAAGAATTTAATTTAAAAATAAAACCAGTAGCAGGGGAAGTTGTTGTATTTTCTTCTGGGTTCCCCTACATGCATCGAGTTCATCCAGTTACAAGCGGCGTACGATATGCAGTGGTGAAGTGGTACAGTTACAAAAATGAAAAATAAATACAAAAAATTTTATTTTTTGCATATTGACCATACAGTTTCAAAAACCATAACATTTCGCATGTTTCCTAGACTTTATGACGTTCTTGAAATTAATGGAATTCAAGCCCATTCACTAAACAACAATCACAGCCAACACAATTTATGGAAAGAGCATGACGACTCGACGTTTATATTCAGTGCAGTCAGGGAGCCTTTTTATTACTCAATGTCAGAGTTTTGTTATTTTGTAAATTATGGAAAAAACAACAAAAGAACTCACAACATGGGAAGGGATAGAGATTGCCCCTTTTTTACGAACGAAAAATTTATTAATTGGGTTGAAAATGATATGAATTCAAATTATCAATCAAGAATAATTTCTGGTTGGGGTTGCAAATATTTGCAAGAAGAAGTAAATGAAAAAATACTTAGTTTAAACACAAAAAGAATTAACATGTTAATTAAAGCGGAATTTATAAAAAATAATGAAAACAAATTATGCAACATGATACTTTCTGAATTTGGGATTGACCACACCTTCGACTATTATTCTCCAGACTACGAAACAGTATTTATGCCGTTTGGAGATTTTGCAAAACAACTTCAACCATTGATTGAATCAAACCCAAAACATGTGGAACTAATAAAAAAATCCAACAAGCATGACGACGCTGTCTATTCGATTGCTAAACCTATTTTTTGAACTAATTCGTTGTATACGTTTTCGTATGATTCCAAATTAAACAAATCAATGTAATTAAAATTTGCATTTATTACGGATTTGATATCAACATCATATGAATGATTAAACCATCTTTGAGTTTTGATGCAATAAAAAGTTGTATTGTTGTCACAAAATATTCCGTTCCACGTGTTGGCGCCTATGAGGCCAGCAACATGTGTGGCATTGTACATGTATTTTATTTGATTTTCTAATTCCATCCCAGAAAAATCGATAACAGTAAACCCAGACTGAACAAAGTAATCCTCTATGGCTTCATCTACGTAAATTTCATTTGGTCTCGAAATATGAGTTTTTGAATTACTTGCGTTTAACACAGCACTAACTTTTTTTCTTGAAACGTACACTTTTTGCGGATATGACAAATCTTTGATTAAAAAATCTTGCAAAAAATCTCTAACTTCTTTGTTGTTTGTGTGTTTGAATTGGTCAAAATGAGGAAACTCTGAGGACACAAAAACTACTGCGCTGTCGTATATAACGGCTATTTTTTCAAAATGTAAATGTAAATTGTTCATCAAATCGTAATTTAAAAAAACAATTGGATTTTTCATTTGATTTACCAACAAATCAAAAATTGTCTGAATTGGTTTATTTGTATCGTGATAATCAAGCGTTAAAACTGGAGTTTCAATCCAAATGGGTTTTACTGTTTCATCTATGTGTTTTTTATAATACAAAAAAGAACCAACATATTCTTTTAAAAAATGAAAATAGTGACTTGCTGGAGATATTGGCATATACGTACCGCTGAAATATCTCGGTGATGTCGTGGCGTTTTCTGAACCAAATACGACGTCGCCAAAAATAAAAATAGTGTTGTCGCCATGGTCAAACGTTTGCAACGAAGAAAATTTAACTCCAGGTTTTAATGGATTTATTTCAATATCCATTTTATTCCTCCGAATACCATCCGTCTTCCCACAGCGTAGAAAGACGCTTGAAGTACTTGTTGTAGCGAAGTGCCACGGCATCTAATCCATAGTGCGTCACGGCGTATTCTCTAATCTTCCTGCGGTCTAGGGACTTCGCCTTCTCCATCGCCTCAATGAAATCTTTCAAGGTTCTGCACCGATAGCCGTTCAAGCCGTTGGTTACCGTTTCGGTGAAAGCACCCCAATCAGTAGTTATCGCTGGGGTTCCGCAAGCCTGCGATTCAATTACGACCGTGCCGAACGGCTCCACGTAAATGGTTGGCGCGAACGATGCAATCGCGTTACCGAATAATTCGGCGCGCCTCTCCGAGCCGACTACACCCACGTATTCTCCGTACGAAGGTGGAACACCCTGCCCTGCGATGAGCAGTCTGGCGCCGACTTTCTTGCAGGCTTCCACGGCGATGTTGAAGCCCTTGCGTTCTATGAGGCGCCCCATGAACAAGTAGTAATCTCTCGGTTCTTCTACGAACGGGAACTGGGTGATGTCTATATAAGCGGGAATGACTGCATCATAGAACTTGCCGTCAGCCGCCGCAGGGTTCTTGGCTTCCGCACCGTATATGGAGTGCATCCATGCATACGACTCAAACACCCGGTACTTGGCGAATGTTCCTGGGTATCCGATGCCAAACTCAACCGTCATATGATTTGGATAGGCGTAGGCGATTGACCTGTGCGAATAACCGCCGATTACGCAGATGAAGTCTCGTTCCTCTAGGCGACCGCGCATTTCTTTCACGACTGTCTGGTTGAACTTGACCCAATGAGGCTTGGAGTCGTCAAACGACGCCATCGTGTAGTGCCCGCCGTTGCAGGCGGCGAGTCTTTCTTTCTCCGTGAAGCACTGAATGTGCTCGTCGCATGGTGCTTCGTTTTTATCCCCTGAATAGACATACACCGTGTGCCCGAGGGATTTCATCATGATGGCAAACTTGCGCACTTTTTCGGTGAAGGCGCACGCCGTGAAATCCAGTGTCGTTTGGGTGTGTGGCAAACTCACCACATGGAATCGCATGTGGCGAGTCTAGTCTTCTGTGGGTTCGCTTTCTGGTGTTACGAACTCGTCTAGTTCAGCGTCGTAGCGGTCACCGATACCAGCGTACTTGCCACGAAAGTTGGCGTTGATTGAAGTCTGCTTCCATGCGCCATCAAGTTTTAGAACATTTGCAATAAAAGCACGACCAGCAGCATCAGTATCAG